CCGTGAATTTGGCAAGGCTTTCGGCACCGACGCCACCCTTCAGGTCAAGGCGTTTTACCAGACGTTTTCGGCTGGTGCTTCCACACTGGCGGAAGCCACCCGGACCCTTGACGTGGCGAACAAGCTGGCAATCGGCGGCGCGACCGATGTTGAGACTGCCGTGGATGGTTTGACTTCGGTCCTCAACGCCTATGGTGACGCGGTCCGCGATGCAACCGACGTATCCGACAGCATGTTCGTTGCCATGAAGGCCGGCAAGACGACCATCGGGGAACTGGCGAGCGCCCTTGGCCGGGTCACGCCGTTGGCCGCTGCCTTGGGAGTATCATTCGACGAAGTGACGGCGGCCGTCGCGGCTCTGACCAAGGGCGGCGTCACAACCAAGATGGCGGTCACGCAATTGCAGGCCATCTTGACCAATATCGTCAAGCCGACATCGGAGGCGGCGAAACAGTCGAAGGTCCTTGGCATCGAGTTCAGCGCTGCCGCTCTACAGGCGCAGGGCTTGCAGGGTTTTCTCGAAGGCGTGATCGAGGCGACCGGTGGAAGCACCGCCGTACTGGCGCAAATGTTCGGGTCGGTCGAGGCTCTTGGTGCGGTGCTGGCGTTTGCTGGCCAAGCCGGTGAGGATTTCAATGCTATTCTTAAAGAAATGGAAAACAAGGCCGGCGCGACCTCAAAAGCCTACCTAACCATGGCGGAAAGATTCGATAATCGATGGAACGTCGCCGTTGCCAAGGCGACCGATCTTGGCCTGACTCTGGGTAATGCTCTTCTGACCGTTTTGGTTCCGGCCCTTACGGCGCTTGCCGCCAATGCTGACGTTGCCGCTGCCGCGATGGCCGGGCTGGCTGTATTTTGGGCGGCTTCCAAGATTGCCGGGATGGCCGCATTCTCCACGTCAGCAACGGCCATTGCCACGGCCTTCCGAATTGTCGGGCCGGCTGCGGTGGCTGCCGCCGCAGGCATGTCTCTTTTGAGCGCAGCCATGGCAGCAATAAGCTGGCCATTGGTTGCTGCAGTTGCCGTTACTACGGCCATCGTTGTACTTGGCCGGTCCTTTGATGCATCGGCTAAAGCTGCCGATGCCTACAAGGATGCACAGGAACGGGTTAATTCCGCATTGGACGGAACGGCGAATAAGGCCGACACGGCGGCAGCGGCTATTCGAAGTAAGGCTGCGGCTGACGTTGATGCCGCCCGCACGGTTTTACGACTAGACGAGGCCGATCTTGCCCGGCGGCGTATTCAAGGAGCCATCCAAAGAAAGGTTGTTCCTGATTTTTCCGATGCCGAGGCTCAAATAGCAGTGGCACATGAAAATCTTGATTCATTGAATCGCACTTTACAGGGTGCCGCCATATCTGCTGCAAATGCAGCCGGCAACATAGGGGAAGCATTTGCGCTTGCTACCGATGCGGGCGCGACAACGGCGGAAGGTCTCACAAAATTAGCGAATATCGATCTTGGCGGCGTTGTCGCCAATACCAAGTCCGTATCGAGCGCATTAAACGATGTTGGTCCGGCGGCAAAATCTACCATGGCCGGCATTCAGGACGTTGGAAAAGTGACGGCGGAAGTGCTGATCAATACCGTTCGTGAACTGACTGCTTTAAGCGGGGAACTTCGTTCTCTGGAAACTCAATTGTCATCCATGAAGAGCCAGCTTGCCAGTCTTGCCAATGTTCCATTGAAGGAAATTTTCGGGCCGGTTGCAAAGGCAGAAATGACGACATTCCAGAGTGCGGCAGATAATTTCAGGAAGTCGGTCGCTGGTATTTTCGAGGAAATGAGAGCCGGCAAAGGTACGCCTGAAAAGATGGCGGCTTCCTTGGAATCAGCGCGCGAGGCTTTGATAGCGTTTGGCGGCGATTCTAACTTGATAAATCGCTTCGCCGATGCGGTCATTAAGTCGCAATTTGAGGTGCAAAGGCTTACGGGAGACGTTACCGCGTTAAGCGCAGCCATTAACAATATTCAGGATAAAACGGTTCATATCAATATCGAAACGCGGCGCTATGACGTGCCGGGTGGTCCGGTCACTGTCTCAAGTGCTTCCACGACCACATCGGTTCCGTTTGCCGATCAGCCGGCCACGCCATTTGGCGAAACTCCCGTAGCGGCAACCGCCGGTCTGATTTCCGCGCCTGTCGATACAACCTTTGACGATCTTCCCGATACATTTGCCCACGGTGGCATATCTCATGGACCGGCTATTTTTGGCGAGGCCGGCCCGGAGGCCGCCGTTCCATTACCGGATGGCCGGTCGATCCCGGTAACATTGACGGGGCCTGTCGCGTCTCCCGCTGGTGAACAGCAACCAATCTCGACGGAAACCGCGGCCCCGGCTTCGACCATTCAAAGCACGGTATCGGAATCGGCGACGCTCAAGGAGATTGAAATTAACACGGCGCAAACGGCTGCGTTCACGGAAAGGGCGCTTGGTTTTCTGGACACGATTGATGCCGATATTGTCGCGGCAATTAGCGAAATGCAGCGCACACGAATCGCATCAACGGTGAGTCCGGAGAGAAGTGAAGGCGATGCCTTCCTGATCAGATCACAAGCACTTCTCAATTTGGCAACCGCCTCGAAACTCGCTGTTGATGCAAATGTCTTTGCTAATCTGAATGAAATCAATTCCCGGTTCCGAGGATTTCACGAGGGCGGCGTTATCCCGGCCAGCGGCAGCGGCAATGTTGACACCCGCGTGGTCGAAATACTCACCCGCCCGGACGAAACCATTGCGATCCAGACGCCGAAACAACGCAAGGACATGGTCAATAAGTTTGACGCGGAATTTGAGCGCGGCAGAAGTTCCGGGCGCGGCATCAATTTCAACGGCCCTATCAACATTCACATACCGTCCAATTCGCGCGATGACCGGCGCTCGGCTCGCGCGCTGGCAGATGAGTTTACCCGGCAGGTGCAATCCAACCTGTCGCCACTCTATAAGGATTGATCATGGTCGATTTTCCGACGATCATCATCGAAGATTATCTCGCGGTAGGCTTTACGGCCGGATCGGTGTGGGAGACGTCGGACGTGCGGGCGATAAGCGGTTTTTCGCAACGCAATCAACAGCGGGTCCGCGCCGTCCATGAGTACCAGTACGGCGGGGCGGAAACGGCCATCGCCAACCTTATTGCGATCAAGGCTTTCCATTTCGAGGTTCGCGGAAAATTGTTTACGTGGTTGCTCAAGGACTGGACGGATTATATCTATGCCGGGGAACTGCTTGGCATCGGCGACGGGGCCGATACGACCTACCAAGTGATCCGCACCTATGGAACGGTCAATCCCTATGTCCGCGACATCACGGCTATCAAGACCGGTACGCTGGCGGTTTATGTCAACGGCGTTGAGAAGTTCGACCCCGGCGACTACACCATCAGCGCGACCGGGTTGATCACTTTTGGCGTCGCGCCACCGTCCAGCCAATCGGTCACGGCGGACTATGAATTTTATGTGCCGGTTCGGTTTCAGCAGGACGATTGTTTCATTGAAATTACCGGCCGCGACGCATCGTTCGGCAATATCTCGACGCTTGACGCCATTGAAGAATTGCCAAGCGTATGACCGTTAGAGCATTAAGCGGAGGCTTTGCAACTTCGGTTGGGGCGAGCGCATTGACGGTCGGCGTATTGCTGTCGATCACGATGCCGGACGCTACCGTCAAGCGTTTCAATTCGTTTGGCAGCTTGGCCTTTTCGTTTTCCGGTCAAACATGGTTCGGCTATCCCGGCTTCACGATATCCAACATGGCCTTGACCGACGGCAATGCTGCGCCGACGATCGAGATTGAGCGCGGAGTCGGGCTGGACACTTTGCTGACATTCATCGAGGCCGCGAGCGGTATTGCCAGCGGCGCAAAGGTCGTCATTTACCTAGTCGATTTTGTCAGTGGAGCGAGCCACAATCTCGGGTCGAAGTGGCGCATAGGAAAGACCGATACTGAGCGAACCGGCTTTGTCGTATTTGACATCGTTTCGCTTACCCGCCGCAACAAGCAGCTATTTTTGAAGCGTTACGTTCCACCGTGCCAGTGGCACCTTGGCGACGCGGGTTGCGGCATTGATCTGGACGGTTCGCCGTCCTTCGTCGATACGGTGACGGTCGTCACCAATGCTGACGCCTATAATCTGACCGTAAGCGGATCGTCGCGGGCCGACGACGAGTTCAATCTTGGGGCCATGAAATTTTTGACCGGGAACCTAACCGGGCAATCTTTCGACGTTCGCGACTGGACCTTGTCGGGCGGTGTGCTTGTTCTCGCCAAGCCGTTGACTGGGACGGCTGGAGTCGGCGACACGGCGACCATCCATACCGGTTGCGACAAGTCCAACGGTGCGGCAGGATGCGCCTTCTATAGCAATCAGGCGCGGTATTTCGGTTTCCGGCATCTGCAGGAAGATAATGCGGAAGCGGCCGCTGATCCGCCGCCGACATTGGAGCCGGAAAACGATCTAGGCTGGTGGTGGCAACCACGGGATTATGGATGGTGATCCATGGGGAATTGGGACAATTTCACCTACAACAACTGGGGCAACAACCCGGAGCCGACCGATACCGCTTCGGTTGTGGCGGCCGGCGGCGGCGGCAATTCGTCACCGCTTGATCGCGGTATCCCGAAGGGCGTGGGGCTTGTCGGTCGCAAGGGTGAAATCATCGTCGGTATCGATCATTTTGGTGGCATAAAAACTACTGATGGCCGAAGTTCCGTCACTCTGGTTCTCGGCTTTCAGGATACTGATCTTGGCGGCGCTGCCGAACTGGTTTGGCTCAAGGCCGATGATCAATTCATCTTTCGCGCACAAGCGCCAACGCGAGCGCCTACAGGTCCCTTTGTCGTCTATGATGGAACACAGACGGAAGTCGATCCGACAATCCTAGATGCCTTGGGAGCGCTTGAAACAACCATGTGGCCGGGCTTGGCCTACATCGTTATGAAAGATTTTGACCTGTCGCCATTTTCAGAGACGGGCGATGTTATTCCCAACTTCTTTGCAGCATGGACAACCGATGCGACGGTAGCCGGCGGCGGCACCACGACGACGGCGGTCACGGGCGGCGCATGGTCCGGGGTTTTCGATGCGTCGATGGCGATCGATTACACCACAAACCGGGGATATCTTTGGGTCTATGCCAATCCGTCTGAAGCCTACGTTGTGACCGTTGACCTGACCACGGAAGCGGAAATCAGCCGCGTTCAATTAGACCCCGCACTGGGGCCTTACGGCTATTCCTTTGGGATGGTGTCGCTCCAAGGGACGGACTTCGTTGTCGTCGAATGTTTTACTCAAATTGTCCAGCCGGGCGATTCAGACATTGGGGGATTGCGGCTGATCAACGCCCGGACCGGAGAGGTGCTTGCCGATCTTGATGCGGTTCATCGGCTTTCCGGCGCAAGCGATGGATACTGGGAACCGGGCGTGATCGGCAGCGTTCTTTTGGAGTCGGGCGCGGCGACCAAGTACCTTGTCTTTTGTTTCGACTTTGCATCGTTGGGCATCTTTCCCAGTGAGGTCAATGCGACGGACGGTATGATTGCACTCGCCGACATTACCAACGGCACATTGGAATGGATCGTCCACCCTGATTTTGCGCCACTGAAAACAGCCAGCGGTCAGGAAACCGTCGATCACATGGTCGTGTCGGAAGTTTTCAACGGGCGGGCCACGGTATTCTTTTACTCGCAAAACGACCGTACCGTTTACCGGGTCTTTGTGACCGCTTCCGGGGTGAGTGGCCTGACTGCAATTTACACGGATGGCACATCGGACATTGCCGGAATTGCCTATGATCAAATCGACAATGCGATAATAGTTTCGACCATCGACGTTCGCATTATCAAATACGATCTGGACACGTCGATGGTCGTCTATGACGTGTCTAGATCGTCCGACACTGGCGGCCCCACCCTGTGGATGAACCCGTACAATTCAGACTCCTCTGCAACCGGCGATGCGTCAAAGCCCGGTTTCGGCGTGGGATATTCCGCCGGCGCAAACAAGTTGTGGCTTGTCGATTTTTCAGATGGTTCAATAACGGCTCTCAATAGCAGCTTTATAGATTTCATGTATTTCGATCAGTACCGGGGCAAGGTTTACGATCCGGCGGCTGTGGGTACGATCAGAATCCTTGCGCTTGGCGATCTAAATCCGAACAGCATCGACTTGCAGGATATCATTACAAGCCTGATGATCTACAATGGCGACTACATTGCCGGGGATCTGAGTTTCACCAATTTTACCGGCGGCGAGGTCGAAGGGCTGGACGTTTCGTCGGACACGACGATTGACGCGCTCTTGCGCGACGTAACCAGTCTCAACAGCGTCCGCGAAGTTCACGACGCCGGCAAGGTCAAATTCTCGATACCGACGCGCGACGGTGCGTTCGCGGTCGATGTGACGCTGGACAATAACCACATCGTTGATAGCGGCATCAGGCAGGAGATCGACGATCTCGACGTCGCCTATGAGCGGACCATTGTCAGCTTCGGAAATGTCGATGCGGACTTTGCCAAGACGCCACAGGAATTTGCCCGGCCCAACGGCGAATATGAAGTGCTTAAATCAAACAAGCGCCGGAACGTATCAACGTCTTTGACCATGACCGCACCGCAGGCGGCCAAGCTGGCAAACCGGATCACCTATGAGTCCGATCTTGACCACAAAACTTACCGGCTGGCGATTATGCCTTCGCAGTTCAAAATTGAGCCATCGACGGTGATCCAGTTCCCATATGGCCCGAACGACGAGTTCACAATTGTCGCCGAAGTACGCCGCGCGACGCTTAACAATGATCTATCGCAGGAAATTGAGGCGTCAGAGGCCCTACAAGACGTCCTGACGACGTTTTCGGGGTCGCCGCTTGTGGTTGTACCAGTCGCGCCGGAAATTGCACCAGCGGCGCTTACAATACTCGACACGGCATTATTGACATGGGGTGACGATCTTGGGCAAAGCGGATTAAGGGGATATGCGATTTTGCATGGAACCGGCACGGACAATATCAGCAACTCGCGGCTGTTCCTGTCTGAAAACGGGATCGACTATGCCGCGTCCGGTTCCCGCTCCGGCATCTCGCCAATCGGCGGGTACATCACGACGCTTGGCAGCACGCTACCCGACGATTTTCAAACCGACTTTCTCAATACCTTGACGGTTCGGATTACGGGCGGCGACGTGTCGCTTATGGCCAGCACAGATGAGCCGGGCCGGTACAGCCTCGTCAACTATGCGGTGATCGGCCAGCGCGGAAGATGGGTGCTGATTTCATACGAGGACATTTCCGTAAGCGGGCAAAGCGTTGTCCTGTCAAATATCATTTGGGGCATGAAGGGAACGGAAGTTTATTTGGATCAACTCAAGGTCAACGATCAATTTCACAACCTTGAGCCGAACGAAGTCCTTAAATTCAGTTCATCGACGGCTATCCTGAATGCCGATCTTTATTACAAGGGCGGCTACAGTGGTTGGTCGCTTCTGTCGTTGCCGACGGTAAAAAACCTTGCGGACGGCGAGGCGGAAAAGCCATACGCACCGGTCGATCTGGCCGGCGTCGATAATGCCGGCGATGTCGATATGTCCTGCGGCTATCGGGAACGGCTAGACCCGTTGCCGGTATTGACCGGCTTCAAGTCTGCCGGGTATTCCGACGGCACAGATTTCGAGTGGGATATCATGGACGGGTCGACGGTCAAGCGGACCCTGACATCGGCGACAAATTCGGTTACATATTCGTCGGCCAACTTCATTGCGGATTTTGGCAGTCCGGTTCCGGCGACGTTGACGTACCGGGCCTATCACATGAGCGGATTAGGCTTTAGAGGACATCGAGCGGAGGCAACGGTTACGCCATGACGATCGAAAAGAAAAACCCGAATGCCACCACCATTGCCGCGACGCCGTTGGTCCTCACCGCTATCAATGATCGGATCAACCGCGAGGAAAGCGCCAACCACGGCATTTTCGACTTTGCCGTTGATGCCACTTCGGAGACGTTTACCAGCGCGCAATTTTGGGATGGCCATACGATACGCCTGACCGAAGGTTCGCCGGCTCCTGGCGGTGCCGTGACGATCACCGTACCGGGCGGCAGTCCGCCGGAACAGCGCGGCAATTTTCTTGTCGATAATCAGATGACGGAAGATTGTGGCTTTACGGTTTCAGGACAATCGGGAGCGGTGCCGGTTGTGCCGGCTGGCGAAACCGCGTTGCTCACATGCGACGGCGACGACGTTTCGTTCGCCGACACCTACAATATCAATTCGGAGGACGTCGACCTTGTCACCAAACTGACGCAGGCGGCTTACGACGCGCTGAGTCCGCCGGAGGCCAGAACACTTTATTACATCGTTGGGTAAGCGATGGCGGATCACAAGTTCGGCGCATCAACTGTCGATGCCATTTATATCGGCGTCGACCTAGTCGACAAGGTCTACATTGGAGCGGACGAGGTATGGTCGACATCAGGTGCTTTTACCTTGGTGATGGGATCGGGATCGTACCCGTATGTCGGGGCCGCCTTGGGCCTACCCTTCGGCCGTCAATTGCCCATGGGCGCGGGTGCTTATCCGTATGTCGGGGCCGACCTGACATTGACGGCGGACCAAGGCGATTTCACGCTAACCATGGAAGCAGGCGCTTACCCGTATGTCGGGGCCGCCTTGGGCTTACCCGTTGGCCGCCAACTGGTGATGGGAGCCGGCGCGTATCCTTACGTCGGCGCGGATTTGGGATTGCCGACAGGCGTCTCCTTGACAATGGAAGCGGGGTCGTATGCTTACGTCGGGTCGGACTTGGGACTGGTATCCGACCGGCAGTTACCGATGGGGTCCGGGTCTTATGCCTACGTCGGGGCCGACCTGACGTTGACATTTGCCGCAGGTGGCGGTGGTGATCCTATCGGGCTTTTACTCTCACTCACAAAGGCAAGCTAATGGCTGACAATGTAAGCATCACTGAAGGCTCCGGCACTGAGATTGCGGCCGACGAAATTGGTTCGCCGCCGGTCAAGTTTCAGAAAGTCAAAATCACGCACGGGGTCGACGACACCGCCGACAATGCTGTTTTCGGTGCCGGCCTACCGGTCGATGCCGGCGACAATTTCCTTGTGCAAGTTGCACCGACCGTGACGGCGGGAGCCTATACCGCCGATGATTGTATCGGTGGCGAAATGACCATTTCAGCGGCGGCCCGCGCTTCGGGCAAGGGCGGTACGCTTGTCGGTATAACGATGGCAAGCAAGGCGACGGTCGCGGCCTTTGATGTCGAAGTTCTGATTTTCGACGCCAACCCCGCCGGAACATATACGGACAACACCGCACTCGCCGTCACCGCTGCTGATGCGTTTCTGTTGCTTGAAGCCGTCCTTTTGGACAAACTTTCGGACCTTGGAACGCCGACCATGTTGACGGCGCGTAATCTCAATATTCCCTATGTGTGCGACGGATCGGCGGACCTTTTCGCCGTGGCGGTTAATCGATCTGCATTCACACCAGCGTCAACATCTGATCTGCAATTCACATTTCATCTGATCAGAGATTGACATGCTCGCTCGCAATCAAATCAGGCGCGATTCCGGTCGAATACGAACGCCGCAACCGCGATGGGAGAACGTCGTATTTTTGTGTTCATGGGATGGTACGGACGCAGCAACGACAGCGACGGATGATAGTTCTCTGGGTTTAACGATTAGTTTCCAGAGTGATGCACAACTGGATACGGCACAGAAACGAATTGGCCCGTCGTCATTGCTCTTGGATGGAACCGGCGATGCCTGCGATGTTCCTAATAATTCGGCCTACCACTTAGGAGCGGGTGATTTTACATTAGAAACGTATGTTAGGTTTAACAATGCTTCAACCGAAGCAGCATTGATGTTTATTTACACATCAGCAAGCAATCAAAGGGCATACGGAATAGAACACTATCCCGCTGGCGGCAATACATTGTTTTTTTATTGGTCAACAACTGGAGCAAATAGTTTCAACGTACAAAGACCTTGGAATCCGGTGGCTAACCGATGGTATCATGTGGCGATCTGCCGTCGCGGAAATTTATTATATATGTTTTTAGGCGGAAAATTAATTGAAAAAGCGGAGCCGTTTACCTCTACAATTTTCAATTCTGGGCTTCGCGGAATGCATTTTGGTGAAATTCAGTCGAATATAATTAATCTGAACGGCTGGCTGGACGAAACTCGCGTGACCGTTGGCGAAGGAATTTATGTAAAGGATTTTGTTCCGCCGCAATCAGCATTTCCGAGGCAGTGATGACATTAATTCATAATTGGAAAAAGATCGCCCGGTACGCATGGTCGTTCCGGTTGATGGGGATAGCGGCGGTTTTGACCGGGCTTGAAGTTGCGCTGCCGCTCTTCCAGCATCGGATACCGATCCCGAACGGATACCTTGCGCTCGGCTCTGGTATCTTGACGGCGGTGGCCATGACGATGCGGGTAATTTCGCAGAAAAAATTTCAGGAGGATTAAATGTCTGTCATACCCCTCAAGACGTTCAAGTCGGAATGCGCGGAGGATCTGATTGAAATTCTGGAGGACAAACTTGCGCGCGCCAAGGAAGGAGAATTTTCCACCGGTGCGGTTGTCCTAGTCAGGCCCGACGGTTCGATTATGTGCCATTTTTCAAAATCTGAAAACACTCATGCGTTAGTCGCCGGCTGCTCATATCTGGCGCACGATATAATGGAAGGAAATTATTGATGGCTTGCATAGGATTTAGCCTTGGTCGCTGGTGCGGCTCGCATGGGCGTTGGCTTTCTCGGCAACGAATGTATTTTCGCGGATACCGATGGACGCCGTTTGTCTGGATCAAGTTTCGTTATTGAGGAGGATTAAGCCATGGCCATGCCAAGGATGCCACGGAAGCTGGTTCCAAAGAGCCGGCTTGGAAAGGGCGGTGCCATCTTGGCCCTTGCCGTTGTCACCGTCGGAGCCTTCGAGGGCGTTCGAACTGCCGCCTACAAAGATGTTGTCGGGGTGCCGACGGTCTGCTTCGGCGAAACGCGCGGCGTCCAGATGGGTGACAAGCACACCATGGCTGAATGCAAGGAAATGCTCGGCGGTGCGCTGGCCGAATTTTCTGCCGGCTTGGACAAATGCCTGAAGGTCGAGACGCCGGACAAGACCTATGTCGCCTTCGTTTCATGGGCCTACAACGTCGGCCTCGGCGCAGCCTGCCGCTCAACGCTTGTCCGTAAAGCCAACGCTGGCGATCTGGTGGGAGCCTGCAATCAGCTTCCAAGATGGAACCGGGCCGGGGGCCGGGTATGGCGCGGCTTGACCCGTCGGCGCACGGACGAGCGCGCAATGTGCCTAGAGGGCCTTCGATGATTGGGCTTATGAACCCGTTACCGATGGCCATTGCGGGCCTTGTGGCCCTGTCTGTGGTCGCTGGTGCCTATGTCAAGGGCCGGGTCGACGGTCGGGAACTGGCAAGCGCGGATCATTTGCGCGCAATTGCCTCCCTGAATGGCCAGATCAAGGAAGCCAACGACCGGAACCGTGCGACCGAACAGCGCAGGCGGCAGGCCTTCACCGATGTTGTCGAGGCGAGAAACAAGAATATGGCGATGGTTGCCAAGGTCAAGGCGGCAGCGGCAGCGGACTATCAGGAAAGGCTTGGAAAATATGAAGCGGAACTCGATGCGGAGCGAATTTCCAACGCCGCTCGACTCGTGGAATACGAGAAAGAAATTTCGGATATTACCTGTGGTTGTTTGCTTAATGAGCGCGACCTTGACAGGATGCGGCGCGGCGAGGCCGCTGTTGATTGAACAGCCATTGCCTGAAATGGCAATAATTCCGCCGCTCCCCGACAGTTTGGCGAAACCATGCGAGCGCGTTATCCCAAGATTGGGAAAGGACGCCCGCATCGAACTTTACCGGACCTTAGTGGTTCTTGAGCATTGCGCGGCCGACAAAGATGATGGGGCAGATTTTTATCTCGATATCCGGCAGGCGCAGATCGAGGCGGCGATAACTGTGAAAAGGGAAACCCCGTGATCCTGACGACGTCGGCGAAAAGGGCATGGACAATCGGCGCTACCATTGCTGCCGGTATTATCCTGATCGGCGGAGCCGTCACCGCGATGTTTGCAATGTCGAAATTGATCAATGCGTCGGCGACCGATAGTGAAGTCCTGACCGCTTTCAATACCGTCAACGGCCGAGTCGAGAGTCATGAGCAACACGTCGACCCTAAACTGATTCAGCTTGCCGGGGGCCTGACCGCGATCGAAAAGGCAACGGCATATAACGCTTGGCAAAACTCACGCGACGGCCTCGCCCGCGATAAGGCTTTTTTGTACGACGTTCAAAAGGAAATGAAGATTGCGCCAAGCGATGCGGCGGCGGCGCGGGTGCGGTCGCTTACAACATCAATTGAGGAAGGCATAAACGAAACGCGACGGAACCATTGCGCGTTCCTGAAACTCGAGGGCAAGCCCTGTTTTTGACGGGCGGCGGTGGTGACAATCAATGATTAATTATCTTTTTGCCGGGGTGACGCTTGTTCTGATTTGCTGGACGGCCCCGGCGCTGGCGAGCCATCCACATGCTTGCTCAAATACCGTGCGGATCGAATCCGACCTTGCCATGAAATACAATGAAGCCGTGACGGCGACTGGTACGGCAAATCAATACGCAATGAAGGTGTTTCTTTCGGAAACCGGGTCGTGGACAATCATTTACACCAGCCCGGCAGGATTTAGTTGCGTTATGCTGGCCGGTGAGGATTGGGAGGCCGTGCCATGGGAAGCACCGGGGCGGAAAAGTTAGCCGGCGTTGCGCTTGCTGCCCTTATCCGCCTTCAACCAGAGATAAAAGATCAGGGCCGCTTGCCCAACGGCCATTCCGGCGTAAAATATCAGAAATTCATACATCATTTTTCTCCGGTTCGGCCAGTCCAACAGTGCCTAAAACGACAGCCGAGGCATCAGGAAGGACAACAGGCCCCGCGCCGGTCAGATGGTCGTGCATATTCATTATTGGATTTGCGAACCATCCAACCATCAGGCCCTGATCGATTTCAAGACCCTTATCCACGACAATTTGCTGGAACGCTTCGGCCCATTTCATCGCATCATGGCCGCAGGCTGATAGCAATTCTGGGCCATTCATTACTGTATAATCAGGCTGGTCAACCATCATTCTTCTCCGGTTCGGTTAGCGGGTCAGGGCTGAAGGCGAGCATGTCGCGGTAGATTTCAATCCCACCTTTTTTATCCATATATGGCCGGCACCCTGCCGTGAGCATTTCTTCAGTCGGCTCCACCGGAACCAGCTTCCAGCCGTGGCTACCGTCGAGTGCAGCAATGATGGCTTTGGCGGCTGCAACATTTTCCTCGTCGAAAGAGGGAAAACTATAATTCAGAGCATACATATCCTCGCGTAATTCTAGGACCGCTGCCCATTCTATCAGTGCCACTTTCTCTATAAGGTCGTTAGTCATACAGGTGTCCTCTCACTATCTGTTCGCCCCGATAATCGTTGCCTGTTCCCGCCCATAGGCAGGCTGCCCAGCAAACGGCTTTGTAAATTCCTCCATAACGGCTCCAATATTTTACTTCGTTTCCGTCTCGGTGGAGTTGGTCATGGCATGGCCGGCACAATGGAACGGTCCAGCAATCGTCCGGCTTCTGCGTTCCTGACTCCCGTTTCCCGGCCCGCTCGCAAGCCGGCTTGATATGATGGGGATCTGAGTGGTCAGGGAGGCCACAGGCGACACAGGGGAGCGTTCTGATCCAAACTAGGTGATCTGGCACCGTGGGACGCTTGTCGCGCTGTGGCGGGCCTGAAAAAGCCGTGCCGGGCGGTTGCACCTTACTCGTCATTGTTAAGCCCCTCACATGCTCTGCCTGTCGTTTGATTTTCTCCATTTCAGGATCAACACCGTTTTCCTTTAGTATTCTGGCATCCCTTTTTCGCTCCCAATCCTGCACCTTACTCATTGCACAGCGCCCAAAGTGTCGACTCACACCCGGACGCGGTATCCTTGCCGCCTATGGTTGGCTCCACCCATCCACCCCGCACCAAATCAGACATGCGCTTCCAGACTTGCCGTTCACGCAAGTTCGCCCGGACGGCGATATCCTCGTAGTTCATGGGGTGGGGGTGGGCCTTCATGGCTTCCACGATTTTGTCCATGTGCGTTCCGGCGCGGTAACTCGCCCGCTTGGCTGCTCTGTGGCTTGTGGCCTTGTCGGTCCGCCGCGCGTGTTTTTTGGCAAAGTCGAATGGGACGTCACCCGGTTTTGAGAACATATCCGATTGACGTTTATCGTTTTTCATTTCTTCTCTCCTTGTGCAAATGCCGTTCGGATTTCCCCTTGCCTTTTGTCAACGGCATGTTCTTGCCGGAGGACAGTTCGAGGACCCGCTTTTCATGCTTTAGAAAATCGCTTTTCCGTTTCACGTCTTTGGCTTTGTGCCGCCGGATGCCGCTCAACTTGGCGTGCCTTTGCATCAGCCTATCCTTTCCCGCCCTCTGTAATTCGCGCTTTCGGTACGCCATGCGTCAATGACCGCGATTGCGTGTTTTTCTTTTTTGACGTGCCAGATCACTTGCTCGCCGGCGACCGCCTCGCGTTCGGTAGCCGCCAGAAGATCAGGGTGGCACTCTGCTTTCGCGTTGCGCTCCGCGACGGTCCCAACATACCCTAAAAACAAACGGCCTCTGGTGGCCTTTACATTGGCCTCGGCGCGGGTCTTTTCGGCGGCGGCGGCGGCGGCCGGCTTGGCATAATGTACCATCCAGTCAAACGCCGTTTGAACCATGTCGTCGGTGATCAGCATCAGCCCGCCTCCTTGGCCGGCAATGTCGGCAAGGGCATCCACCATTTGGGATGCCATTCTACGCCTCCCCGCTGGCTGTAAACCAACCTTCCTCCGCCGCTTCGATAGCGAACAACTGCAACCTTGAAGAATGTTGCGTTCGGCTTTGCTATCAAAAACGCCGTGCCGTCCTTCGGCGCTGTTTCAATGGGTTGCCAGTCCATCAGCCCGCCTCAACGGTTTCAATCATCCCCGGCAACAGCCGCTTTTCCAGCGCGCAGGCATCGCCCGGATGCGCTACCCAAAACTGACGCAATGGCTGCTTGTTAATCTCAAAAAACTGGGCGACCATTTCCGGGGTATGCTGTGGATCGTCGGCCCATTCCATGACCCGGTCGTAAAGCTGGCCGACCGGTACAAAATCGATCGGCATTCCCGGTTGCCATGAAATTGCGATGGTGTTGTCGGCTGCCAATAATTTTTGCCGGTTCTCTTCCTTGTGCGCTTCGATCCGTTCGGCCGCGCTCATATCAGACGCAACGGCCTGATCCATTTCTGCCTCGGCATAGACCCCGGAAAACACGTCGGGCCAGCCGGCGCGCAGGGCTTGCTGCGTGGCACATTTGGTTGTCATCACGCGCGGCATCTTTGGCCATTGCGTTTTGTAGTCGAGGACATATTCGTCGGTCGGTTTGTTGTCTTTCCAAGCGGGCTTGAGCGGAGCAAATTCGGTCCACCGTGCCTCGCCGACAACCTTGTGCCACTCGCCACGGTTGTCCTGCTTGAACAGATAGACGGTACAAGAGACGATGCCGGCCGGGTTGGTCGGGCCGATCAGGGTTTCGTCAATCTCAAATGTGGCCTGTTCACTGGCCGGGCGGTAGTCGCCGCATCGTTGTGCAAGAATGCGTTGCCCGTCGATACCGACGACGATCGACATCTTGCGCTTGGCCGGGTCGTGCTTGGAAAACACAAGCGGCATGACCTGCTTCCTAAACGGGTCGAGGCCAAGCCGCGAAACCACCTCCATGAAAAGTTCAAATTCTTGCTTGTCGCAATCGCTGGCGATGGTCCGGCGGATCAAATCCAACTGTTTTCCATTGAGCGTATAGTCCATTATTTCCTCCTTACGGTGAGAGATATGGAACCGTTGTCGAGTTCGGCTCCGGCAACTTCCATGCCCGGATGTAGTTCGTCACCCTTGAGCGTAACAAGCACGGCCTTCTTGTCCAGCTTGGGAGCCGGGCGCTCTTGTTCGATCCAGTATTTGAGCGGGATTTCTGACTCGTCCAAGATGACAAGGCCCGGTGCGATTTTACGCAAACTGAGCGTAGCGGTCGGCAGGGTGATCTTCTGTTGTTCACAGATCACCATGGCCTGTTCGACCAAGGCGCGAATACGGTTGACGCGATTTTTCAGGATGGTTTTCCGCTCGCCAAATTCCGCGATCTTTTTGGCAAGGCCCATGACCATGATTTCGGTTTCGTCGATCGCGTCAACCGCTTTGGCGATGATTTCGATCAGGCCGGTTTGGCCTTCTACGGCATTCAAAATGTCGTCCGGGTTGGTGCCTATTTCGTCGGCAAATTCGGCCAAGAGTTGGCGGCTGGCTTCCATTTCCATGCGGAGTTTGTATTCGTCCATTACGCTGCCTCCACCTGTTCCGCCTGCCGCAATGCTTGGATCGCGGCGAAAGCATCACGCAGGATATCCGCTTCGCCCTTGTCACAAAGAAAGAAGGTGATGTCGCCACCGGGCTGTGTCAGTTCAACAGAGCCGAAGGGCTCGACGCGCTTGTCCGTGGGCGGGAAGTTGGTTGACTTGACAGAAAAATCGCCCTTGATGTGGGCCGAAATATAAATTTTGTTGGCCATCGGGTTTCTCTTTTTCACGGTTTCAAATTAGACGGTAATTGCCAGCGTGGCAAGGTTTAGTTATTCGGTTTCAGCGCGTCGTTTTTGCCCGCGCCGGCCTGCTTTCATCGCCATCATAAAACTTTTGGAATAGCCTTTAAGGTATTTTTCGGCGGCAACTTCCGCAGCCTCATCGGACAGCCCATCTTTCAAAAAGTTATTGAAAAAGAAGCTATGTTCGGAGGACAATCCGATCGTCATTCCCATTAGCAAGGTGGACGGTTTGGAATTAGGGCGTTCCATTTCGGCATTGTAAAAATCCTTGAGAACATCGCCAAGCGGCGTCATTGTCATTCGATCAAAAACGGCGAGAGTCGGTTCTCGGCCCTTTCCCATCCTGTCGATAATTGAGTCCAAAAGTTTGTCGGTCATGTGCCGAACCTCCTGTCATATCGCCGCGCCAGAAGATGGCCGCGCAAGGCGATCAGGCGATTACCGTCGGCGCACCAATAATTGGCAGCGGCCATTCGCATTTCGTTCGCCACCTGTTTGCTGATTTCGTCATCTGCCGGAAGGTGGTTTTCGGCTTTCCACGCAAACGGCCCGTACAGGGCGTCGAGTAGCTTCGACTGGCGGTAGCATGGGCCGCATTCGATCAGAAAGGTGGCCTCACGCTTGACGGATCGGATTATGGCACGACGCCCCAAGGCAAAAAACAAGGCGGCCTGTGGCGCTTCGCTACCTGGAGGGGCCGGGCGCGTCTGAGGCGGGTTATATGGAATATTGGTCATGGCTTATTCCTTTCGGAGTTGAAACGGGAAAACCCGCCGGCGGATACCGGCGGGCATGTTCTGCAATGTGGGGCGCTTAGGCAATTGCGCCGGCGCTTTTCTTGGAGCCAACACCGGCGTTGATTGAGACCCGGTTGCCGGCCGCCTTGCCGGCGGAATATGCGCCGTGTTCAGTACCATTTGAACGCCGTGCGGAGTTCCGGAGGTTCAGGTTCAACGCGGCAAAGGCTTCGGTGACGACGGCCATTTTGACCACTACCAGTTCCTTGCCGGTCGTCTTGTGGCCAGCGTCGCGGGCCTTTTTCATGTCGCGCAGCCGGGCCGAAACGCGGCGCGTGTATCCGGCCATGAAGGAAGTCCGCAGGCGCTTGCCATGAACTTCGGAATCGCGATCAGGAGACTTTTTGTATGCCTTGAAATCGCTTTCCATGGCGGTCTTGATCAGCGCGGAAAGATACTCCGCAATTTCGCGATCCTTGGGCATACCGAAGAAAACGATATCGGCCCCGCTCTGCCAAACCTCGCAGTCGCAATATGCGGCCACGGCCCCGACGGCATAGGAAACCTCATGCGCCCGGCTGGCGTTCTTGTCGGGCGTTCCGTCTTTCCGGGTGTGCGTGTAATAGGTGGTCCGGCCTATCTTCTGCTTTTTCATCTGGACCTGAGAAAACGATAAATCGTATTTGTCCATGAGTTCGCCGGCCTTGTCGGCAGCCAGCATGGCTTCCTCTTCGGTACAGCCATTTTCTATCGTCTTGTTCAAAAGGCTGCGGATACGCTTGGCAATGGCGTCCTGTTTGATATTGGCCATGGTCTTTTTCTCCTGTTTCGACGAGTCATTTCGCCTGTCCCTAATATATCCACTCCGGCAAGTTTTGCAAGGGAAGAAATGGGGTTGTCTTTTGCCGCGCTGGCAATTACCGTTGGCACATGACACTCAAAGAATGGAAAGACGAAAAAGGCAAGAGCGGCAGCGAAATCGCCGCCGCGCTGGGCGTGCATCAAAGCACGGTCCACAAGTACCTTCACCAGAAGCGTATCCCCGAACCGTATATGATCTATAATATCCAAAGGCTCACGGGAAATCGCGTGATGTTGGAGGACTGGATTATCTAGAAGGAGCAAAATATGTCTACACAACATTCAAGCCGCCCCGATCAACCGACGGCGATGTTTCCTAATACGGGGCATTTGATCAAAGGCGCAAATCGCACGCCTCCCGAAATCACGGCTAGACCTGCTTTGCTGGACGTGGCCATGGCCACAGATTTCATGTCTCGCAATACCGAACCCCGCGAAATCAACAAGCGGAATTTGGCCGGCATGGAGTCGGACATACGAAACGACCGATGGGATGAAAACGGGGCATCCGTTGTTATCTCCGACACCGGGGAGTTGAACGACGGTCAGCACAGATGCCAAGCCGTGATCAATACCGGTATTCCGATCATGGTCATTTTGGTGGAAGGCCCAAAACGGCAGACGCGCTTTTCGACCGACACGGGCGACACAAAAAAACTTCAACACTTGCTGGCCATGAACAGCGTTCCGCATCCAAAATGCGTCGCGCGGGTTTCCAAGCTGATATTTCAGATCGAGAAAAGAGGCGTCCTTACCAGTACGCGGTCGGGTGGTGTTTCGTCGGGAGAATCCATGCCGGAATTGCTGGAATATGCCCATTTCCGCATGACCCAAATCCAGAGGTCGATCGTGGCCGTTAGTGAAAAGTCGGCGCGGTCCATTTCATCCTTCCCGAACGTCGTGGCGGCCCATCTTTTTCTGACCGAAATGGTCGGCGACAGGGCGGAGGTCAACGAGTTTTTCCATGGCCTTTGTACCGGTGCGAACTTGGACCTTGGCGGCCCTATCATGCGGACGCGCGACCGGCTACAGAATGAACGACTCGGCGTTCATGGCTGTGGTGTCCACCGGGTTTTCGAAATCATAATCCGGGGATGGAACAAGCACAGGCGCGGGCGTTCGGGGAAGTTGCTGATAATGGGCTTCTGGCCAGAGATTGAACGCTAGGAAATTCGTCGGGTTTCACTCCTGTTTCCCGACGAAGAAACCCCGGCCGTGGCGCGTCGCGGCCGGGGTCGACTTTTCACATGAAGCCCGATCGCCCCGGCATCATTAAAATGTTTCCGACCGAACCGGAAAAGCCCCGGCCAATCATGGCCGAGGGGGTGGCGTTCTTGGAGTGCGGCCATGGGCGCTGCCGGTGGCCATTATGGGCAGTCTATACAGAAGCGGATATGAGGGCTGTGTGCGGCGATCCGTGTTCCGGGTCATATTGCCAGCGCCACTATGCCGTCGCTTACCAGTGACGCTCTGAGGCGCTTGTCGGTAGGTAAAAAATGTGTTCAAAAGAAAACCCGCCCCGTGATCCGTCGGGGCGGGTTAAATTGCCGGCAAAGGAGACAAAACCGGACATGACACTCATAAACAAGCTGCCCACATTGTTCAAGGGCCTCTGATATGCCTTCCGGTGGATATTTCATCATATACCGGGAAATTTTCAGCCACCCGATTTTTGCACCCGAACCATTCACCGAACGGGAAGCATGGGTATGGATGATTTGCACCGCCGCATGGCAACCGTGCGCGATCCGCGTTGGGTCTTCCGTGGTGAATATAAAGCGCGGCGAACTGGTACATTCAACCCGATTTTTGGCGCGCAAATGGCGGTGGTCCGAAAGCCGTGTCAGGCGGTTTCTGAAGCGGTTGCAGGGTGACGCAATGATCGACGCAATTTTGACGCGGCAAACGACGCACTTAACCATCTGTAATTACGACAAATACCAGAACATGCGACGCAGCGATCGACGCAATTTTGACGCAGCAAGCGACGCAAATAAGAAAGAAACTAAAGAACCTAACAAGAAAGGGACTACGTCCCCAAAGAAAGCACCGGCACTCGCAAAGCGATTGCCCGACGATTGGTGTCCGTCTCCTGAAACTGTCGAGTGGGCTTACAGCGAATTTGGTTTCACCCGCGATGCGCTTTACCAACTCCTGCTACAGTTTCGAGACTATTGGATCGGCGAAGGTGGCCAGAAGTCCCGAAAGATAGATTGGAACCGAACTTTCAAAAACAGATGCCGCGACGTTGGGGCGCAAGGCCGCCGGCCGAACGGATCACAAAAGCCCGGATGGGGAGAAGCTGCAAAGGATATGATGAAAAATGAAAGAGCAAATATTGATGCGAGTGAGTTACCTCTTGGCCGGGTGCGTTTGCCGACTGCCAAGCGGCCTTGATATTCAACTGACGCTGCAAGGTTATTGTGACGCCCTCGCTGATTGCGATATGTACGACCTTGGCGACGTGGTCAAGGAATGCGTCGCTGGCGATCCGGTCAAATACGAATGGGCACCAGACGCGGCGACCGTCCGGAAGTTGTGCGCCGACAAGGCGGCAGCGAGGAAAGCAGGGACGGAAAAGCAATTGCTGCCGCCAGCCAAAGACGAAACCATGCCGACGGACAAAGAATACAGAAGGATGGCGGCCAAGGCGGCGCGGGTGAGTAAGAAAATCGGCGGCCGTGTCCCATTCGATAAATGGAAAAGCGACCGCATCGCGGACGGGTCGATCAAGGAGGCGGACGATGCCGTGGGCAATTAAGCACGTCACCGACTCCCGGCTCGACGGCCATAGGGAATGGCTGGAAGGAAACGCCAGATTTTCCGTGCCGGCATGTGTCGCCGGGTGCCACAAGGTAGTTTACAAAACCAGAGCCGAAGCCAGAAGGCATATCAGGCTGCATCACGGTTACATGAAAAAAGGGTCTTATTTACGAACCAACCCGCATGGCTGGAAGATGCCTGTCGCCGTAAGGTGCCGGATCACGGTGGAGGAAATATGATGGCAAAGGGCGTAAAGTTTGAAGGTTCGAATGTCGAACTCAAGCCGCCGATCGGACTGGTGGCAAACCGGATGGGGCATGTCGAAAATATCCCGGCCCATAACGACGGTACGCAGATCATCACATGCTGGCGATTATCCGATGAAGAAATGCAGGAAGTTATGCGGACGGGCGTTGTGTGGTTGTCCGTTGCCGGCCAGTCGATGAACACGCTCAGGATCAGCGGCGAGGCACTGGTACGGGTAGCCGGCCGCCCGTCGGTTGCCGAGCCATACGTTCACCCGCTCCTGAAAAAGATGGACAGTTAACGACGAAGCACAGAACGCGACAGGGGCGCTTGGTGCGCCCCCGTGTGTGGTTGGACCTAAAATTTACTGGCGGTCGCTGGCGGTGGTTTATAACGCCATAATAACCGGGTTATTACTCCTTGAACCATGGCGACGCTTGGCGCTGCCGTTCGATCTTGGCGGCCTGCTTTTCGGCTTCCTGCAATTTGGTCGCCAGTAGATGCAGTTCATCGGCGATCAGGTAGCACGGCAGATTGCCTTCGTTGCGGTAAAGTTCGGCGGCGGCTAGGAGCATTGCGCGCCAGTCGTTGCCGTCGAAGAGGGGCTGAAGTTCGCGCTTGAGTTCGGCGTATTTCATGTCGTCACCCTGAAAACGCCCGCGAGACGCTTTTCCGCTTGTGCTTCCCACAGCTTTGCGTCCGGGTCGCGGGGATCGACTTTGGTGTACTCGCGATGCGCCGCAAGCGCCGTGTCGAGGTCGAGCGCGGGCAGGCCAGCGTCAAAGCGGGCGAGGTTGGTGGCTTTCCAGAACTGGCGAAAGAGCATTGGTTCCTCCTGTTTGGGTTTCGATCAGCCGGCCAAGACAATGACGAAAGCGGCCAGCGCGAGAAAGGCGAAGATGATCGTTAGGGCGCTAGGCATTTGCGCCATCCTTGACGTGGGCAACGGTTACGAGACCTTTGTACCAAGTGCTTATGTACCAAGTGCTTATTTCCCGCGTGGATTTGGTGCGTATCTCGAACACGTCATGGGGCGCATGGTCTCCGCCGAGATATATTGCCGCCTGTAACAAGCTGGCTTTTTGCGTGGCTATTCCGGTAGACAGATCAGTATATATTGCCATTTGATTCATCCTCCGATTACGATTGCAATTGCGAAAACCCAAACGGTGATCAGGTTGATCGCGATGATTTTTTTGTTGAACTGGATGGTCGTGGTCATGGTCGTTTTCCCGTTTCGGTAACTTACATATAATGCCAGCCCGGCAAGTCTGCAAGGGAATAAGCGACATCGTTGCACACGATTATTTCTGTGCAACAAGAGCCAGCCCGGCCATTGACAGGCGAACCGTTGCGTCGGTATGAAAAGCCGGCGGAAACCGGCGAGGCCCTATCCCCATGCCAGCAAAAAAGAAGGCGGCTAAATGGCCCGCCGATGCAGTTGCAAGATGGAACATCGACAAGCTGTTCCCACAGGCGAACAACGCCCGGATGCACTCCCCTCTGCAAATTGATCAGATCGTCGCGAGCATTCAGGAATGGGGCTGGACCGTACCGGTCCTAGTCGACACCAAGGGCCATATCATTTCCGGCCACGGGCGCATCCTTGCAGCGAAAAAACTCGGTATCAATGAAGTGCCGGTAATGGTGGCGCGCGGGTGGAGCAACACGAAGAAGCGGGCCTATGCAATCGCCGACAATAAGCTGTCCGACAACAGCGATTGGGACCGTGGGATGTTGGCGATCGAACTTGGCACCATGGCCGACGAATTTGATCTTTCGCTTACCGGGTTTTCTTCCGAGGACCTGAAAAGCCTGTCGCTCGACTTCAAGCCGGAAGAGCAACCGGAAACCGGCGGCGGCGGCCCAGTGACAGGCGACGACATCACCAATGCAAAGGGCAAACTGGGCGGCAAGTTTGGAAAGTCGGGCCAAACTATCATCGACGTGATGTGTCCCAACTGCGGGCAGACTTTCGGGGTCAACAAGAATGACCTCTAAAATAAACCATGCGGCGTATGACACCATTGCCGACATATACGACGGGATGCACCAATCGGATGACGAACTGGACGAAAACGATCAGATCACGGGATTGGCAGGATACGAAAAGGGGCGTGTTCTGGACATCGGTTGCGGCACCGGACTGTTTCTCGAATATGTGACACCCGACGATTATGTCGGGATCGACCCATCTCCAAAGATGCTCATAAAGCATCAACGCAAGTTTCCGGTGGGGCCGGGAGCCTTGACCATTTGCACGACGTTCGAGGACCTTCTACCGCTGCCGGAAAAGTTCGACGTGATAATCGCGCTGTTCGGAGCGGCAAGCTATGTGGAGCCGCGTGGATGGTCGCGCCTGCCGATGTTTCTGAGGCCGGCCGGGCATTTCTTCCTGATGTTTTACGCGCCCGACTACGTTCCAAAGACGCATGAGGCCGGGGTTGTTCTTCCCTTCCATCTTTATACTGGACAGCCCGAAGGTGTGCATTTGAGGATGGGCAATTATGATCTGGTATATGGCCGGGCCGCGCCGCCGTCGCAGCTTGTCGAAAAGGAAACCGCATGAAGGGCAAAATCAAATTTGTCGTCTCCGATATCATGGACCTTCCGGCGGACTACGCTGTCGATTGCGACATGACTTACACCGATCCGCCGTGGGGGCAGGGGCTTGTCAAGATGTTCGAAACTCTGGCCTTCAAGGATGCCGGGGTGGAGCGGCCGGGCAACCTGATTGTAAACATACTGGCGAGACTGTTTTCGCTGTCTCCGATTGGCAAGCCAATTTTCGTCGAATGGAGCGTCAAGGACGCAATGATGGTGCGCGGTATCGGACAGGATCACGGCCACGTATGCAAGCACATGGATGTCGTGACACAGACGAATGGCAAGCTGGCCACTGTCGTTTCGTTCAATACCGAAATGACAATAGACTATCCGAAAAGGGGATACGAGTTCATGTTCGCGGCGCTGGACTATCACAAGCCGAAGTGCGTGTTCGATCCGTTCGCCGGCCACGGCCAGCACGCCCGGCGGATTATCAATCGCGGGATCGACGTTGTCGCCGCCGAGTTCAACCCGGCCCGCGCCCGCAAGCTACAGGACCACTTCGGCCTATGAGACAGATCAGCGCCGTCATCATTATGACGCACGAAAGCCGCGCCGCCGAGGCCGACGTTGTCCGCAAGCTGGTGAAACTGCAATGCGAGCCGCTTGGCATACCGGTCTTGATGTCACTGGACCAAGGATGGAACAACCCGCGAAAAAACCTGATGCAATGCCTAACCCTGCCGGCGTCCGGCGGATTGAAAAGGGTGGTGATCCATGACGACCTGATTATGCCGAAGGACGTTTTCAGGAAGCTGGATCATATCTTGGCGCAGCTTCCCAAGGCGGTGTTTGTGTCGGCGTACTGCCCGGCAAATGCCGGCTACGATGAGGCGTTCGAAAAAGGCCATCACGTTCTATTGACGGCGACGAATATATGGTCGCAAGCCTTTTGCTTTCCGGAGTCTGTTATCCCGACCTTGGTGAAATTCAATGAGGATGAAATTGCCGACGACTTCAGGTATGCCGACCGGCCCATAACCATTTTCCAGAAGTGGCACCGCATGAAAACACATTGCATCGTGCCGTCGCTGTTTCAGCATATTGGCGCGTACCGGTCGACCTTGGGATTTGCCGGCAAGGTGTTCAAGCGTTACCGGTATTCGGATCACTTCGATCCTGACTTCGATCCGTATGCCGTCGACTGGAAACATGAACTTGAAAACGCGGCAACGTCGGAAGTGCCGATCGATATGAAAAGGATGATGGCAGATGAAACTGCTTGAGGGGAAATACAAGGATCGGCGGCTGTCGATCGAGTACGTTCCGACAGCGTCGCTCAAGCCGAACGAATATAATCCAAATGTCCATAGCGCCGATTCGTTCGATCTGTTGACCCGGTCCATTGCCTACTTCGGCTTCACACAGCCGATCGTTGTTGACAGCAGGACGGGCGAGATTGTCGACGGCGAAAACCGCTGGCGCGTCGCGGCCGTGCTTTCCATGCCGGAAGTGCCGGTATGTTTCATCGACCTGTCCGACGGTGAGCGGCAGGCGGCATCGATCATGCACAACCGGGCGCGGGGCCGCGAACTGGGAGCGCAGATCGCAAAGATCGAAAAGTCCGTCGACGATCTGGACCCGGCGCTTCTGGATGATGTTCTGTTGAAGAGCCGGTTCGATGCGCCTGTATCTTGATCAGGATGTCTTTCAGGCGGCCGAGGCACGGCTCAACTGGATTTTCGACGAGTTCGAAAACGTCATGGTTTGCGTGTCCGGTGGCAAGGACAGCACCGTTTGCCTCAATATGGCCCTTCAGATCGCCACAGAGCGCGACAGGCTACCGTTAACGGTCCAGTTCACCGATCAGGAAGCAGAGTGGCAAACGGTCATTGACCATGTCCGTGAGGTCATGTCCGACGACCGGGTCGATGCACATTGGCTGCAAGTTCCGATCAAATTATTCAACGCTTCGTCGCAAATGACGCCATGGTTGCAATGTTGGGAGCCGGGCAAGGAATGGATACGGCACAAGGAACTCGACAGCATCCACGAAAACAAGTTTGGGACCGACAGATTTACCGATCTTTTCCGGGCCTATGCCGAATACGTTTACGGCAAGGACAAGTGCGCGCTGATAGGCGGGGTCCGTTGCGAGGAAAGCCCGGCCCGGACACGGGGCCTGACCGAATCGGAAGTCTACAAGGGCGAGACGTGGGGCAAGGTCATAAGTCCGAAATTGCCGCACCACACTTTTTATCCGATTTACGATTGGTCATATACCGACGTCTGGAAGTCGATCCATGACAACGGCTGGCCGTATTGTCCGATTTACGATTATCAGTACCAGTACGGCTTGCCGGTCATGTCCATGCGGGTGTCAAACGTCCACCACGAGGGCGCGATGCCGAACCTTTATTATCTTCAAGAGATCGAGGCCGACACATGGGATAGGATCACCGCCCGGCTGGACGGCATCAGCACGATCGGCCACATGAAGAAAGACGTGTTCTGCCCCAAGGTGCTGCCGCCCATGTTTCGCGACTGGTTCGATTACCGCGACCACTTGATCAAGTACCTAGTCGCCGATCCGAAAATCCAGAAATATTACCGGACGACGTTTGCCCGGTACGACGACCGCTACCCGGTCACGTTGCACGAAAAATTGGTCAAGGTGCAAATCGCCTGCGTCCTGTCCAACGATTACCACGGCCAGCGGCTAGGCTCTTTCCGGGCCTGCTATTTCGGCCAGAGCAAAAACGTCGGCAAGGTGAATAAGATCCTCGTACCTATGGACGAATACAAGGCAAAACGGGCATGAAGAAACCGCGAAAGACATCGTTTCCAGATCAACCGGTAAACACGGTTCGATGGGTGCCACTCGAAAAGGTCAGGCCGAACGACTACAATCCGAACGCCGTCGCCAAAACGGAAATGCGATTGCTGTACCAGTCGATCTTGCACGACGGTTTCACACAGCCGATCGTCACGGTTTACGACAAGGCCGCCGACGAGTATGTGATCGTCGACGGTTTCCATCGGTACTTCGTCGCCAAAAACAACGCGGTCATATCGGAGCGAACCGACGGGATGGTGCCGGTCGTGGTTATCGACAAGGGCGTCAATGACCGGATGGCGTCGACGATCCGCCACAACCGGGCAAGGGGCAAGCATTCGGTCGCCGGCATGTCGAGCATGGTTTTCAAGATGCTGGACAATGGCTGGAAAGATGAGGCAATTTGCAACGAACTTGGTATGGAGGCCGAGGAACTTCTACGGCTCAAGCACATTACCGGGTTTTCCCGGCTGTTTGAAAACATGGAATACAAACGGGCCTGGAAGCGGCGCAGCCAAGTGCGGATCAAGAACGAGTACCGGGAGAAGGCAGATGAGCAAGGCAGTTGATATATTTCGTGGCTTGAAGAATGAATTTGTTGAGGTTCAGATCACGACTGGCGTCCCACCGGCACATCCTAATTGCCGATCTGCCATCTACGTCTATTTCGAGGACCCCGCGATTTTTAATTTCCTCACTGAAAATGCGTTGCCAAAGCCGGATGAACCGAAGCATACGCTTGAACTGAAGGCGGAGAAACCGGATGCCCAAGGCTAAAAAGCCCAAGGGCGGCAGGCCACGGAAGGAAATCGATCCGGCCGATCTGCAAAGCCTTGTGCGTATGCAATGCACCGCCGCTGAGTGCGCGGCGTTCTTCGAAATATCGATCGACACGCTTGATCGGCGCATAAAGGAAATGAAAGACGAGGACGACGTCGCGATCGAAGGTTTTGCGGACTACTATAAAAGGCAAGCCCCGCACGGCAAAGCGTCATTGCGTCGTTTGCAGTGGGCATCGGCGCACCGTGGCAGCGTCACGATGCAAATATGGCTCGGCAAACAAATGCTGGATCAGCGCGACAAGCAGGACCACGAATTTAGCGGCCCGGAAAAGGGTCCTATCGAAACGATCAACTGGGATGAGATATCGGCCGAGGCCAAGCGCGAACTTTTGAAAGCGTCGAGGATGCTTACGAATGCAGACCCTAACGGGAAATGAGCGAATCGTTGTCGAACAATCGCTGGGCAAAAGCCTGCCCGATTTCGTCCAGATGGCATGGCAAGTTCTTGAGCCGGCCACGGATCTGAAATGGGGATGGGCGCTCGACGCTATTTGTGAGCATCTTGAAGCGGTCACAAACGGCGATATCCTCAACCTTCTGATCAACGTACCGCCCGGCATGATGAAGTCGCTAATGGTCGGCGTGTTCTGGCCGGCGTGGGAATGGGGTCCGCTCGACCGGTCCGACCTCCGGTATCTCGGCACTTCATACCGCTATGATCTGGCGCTTCGTGACAACCTGAAATGCAAACGGTTGATCGAGTCGCAATGGTATCAGGACCGTTGGCCGATCAAAATCCGCATGGATCAAAATTCCAAGACGAAGTTTGAAACCCCGCGCTTGGGATTTCGCGAGGCAATGGCCTTCCAGTCCATGACCGGTTCGCGCGGCGATCGGATATTGCTGGACGATCCACTAAGCGTGAAGGGCGCGCGATCCGACGCCGACCTGACGACTGCGGAGATTACATTCACCGAAGCACTGCCAACCCGGATCAACAATGAAGAATCATCGCAGATCATAATCATGCAGCGGTTGCACGAACGCGACACCAGCGGATTGATCATTTCGAAAGAACTGAATTACGAACGCCTGATCCTGCCAATGGAGTTTGAACCGGACCGGCGGTGTGAAACGTCCATCGGGTTTTCCGATCCTCGGACCGTGGATGGCGAACTGATTTTTCCAGAGCGGTTCCCTGCATCACAGGTGGAAACCCTCAAGGCGACGATGGGGTCGTATGCCATAGCCGGCCAGTTTCAGCAGCGGCCCGCGCCAAGGGAGGGCGGCCTTTTTAAGCGTCACTGGTTCGATCTTGTCGGGGCCGTGCCGGACGGCACCACCTTTGTCCGGGGATGGGACCTAGCGGCTTCCACAGGGCAGGAGGCGTCCTTTACCGCCGGGGTCAAGATCGGCAAGCGGCTGGATGGTGGTTTTATCATCGCGGACAGCCGGCGCGGCCAACTGTCGCCCGGCATGGTTGAACGGATGCTGGTCAACACGGCCGCCGAGGACGGAAAGGCCATCAGCATTTCAATTCCGCAAGACCCCGGACAGGCCGGCAAGGCGCAGGCGCAATACCTGATTGGCAGGCTGGCGGGATTTACAGCGAGGGCAACCCCGGAAAGCGGCGACAAGATAACGCGCGCCGAACCGCTGGCGGCACAGGCCGAAGCCGGCAACGTCTCAATTCTAAAGGGGGCATGGGTTGAGAAGTACCTTGATGAACTGTGCACATTCCCGTATGGGGTGAATGCAGATCAGGTGGATGCGTCGAGCCGCGCATTCAACGTGCTTATAGAAGCGCGAGCCGGATACCAGCAGGAAATCACCGGACTGTATTAATGGCTGACGAAAAAGACATTACCTCCAAACACCCTGATTATGTGATGCGCATCGACGCTTGGCATACCATGCGCGACACGATCTTGGGCGAGGATGCCGTCAAGCTGGCCGGCGAAAAATATCTGCCGATGAAAAGCGGCATCAAGGCTATCACGGACAAAGACAAGCAGGACCACGCCCAAGCCGCCTATGTGATGCGCGCGGAGTTTCCTGAAATTGTAGCGCCGACCATCCGGGGATCGATGGGCCTTGTCCATGCCAAGGACAGCGTGATCGAACTTCCGACGGCCTTGGAGCCGCTACGCGAGCGGGCAACAAAAGATGGCCTGACCCTTGGCCAACTCCACAGGAAGATCACCGTTGAGCTTTTCCGTACCGGTCGATTTGCGCTAATGCCGGGCCTGATTGACGGGGCGTTCCATCTGGCGGGATATACCGCCGAGGCGTTTATCAACTGGGACAGCGTCGAAGGTATCCTGTCCTATAGCGTTCTCGATGAATCGGCATTTGTCCGCGACGTTGAAACGAACGAATGGGCATCGCTGGAAAAATACCGGGAACTCTATTTGAACGAAGAAAACCAGTTCACGTCGCGCATGTGGATCGAAGTTACAGGCAAGTCCGACGGCGGCAAAAAAACCTTTGCGCCACAGGATGAAGAAACGTCGACCATCCAAGGCCGGGAGGGGCTGGACTTCATACCCTTGGTCGCGGTCGGTACGCACGACCTGACAGTCCACCCCGATGAAATGCCCCTTTATGGGCTGGCCAAGCTGGCGCTTCGGTCCTATCGGCTCGACGCCGATTATGTGACCGCCCTTCACATGACTTCCGAACCGCAGCCTTATGTGACGGGCGTTTCAAAGTCCCAAGCGCCAACCACGATCGGCGCGGCCAATCTATGGGTACTTGAGGACGCAGCTTCCAAGGCCGCATTTCTCGAATTTAGCGGGCCGGGCGTCTCGGCACAGCAGAAAGCAATTCAGGACACGCAAGAACGCGCCATCATGTTCGGCGCTCAACTGTTCTCCGAAAGCAAGCGCACGGCAGAAAGCGGCGAGGCCATACGGCTTCGACTGGGGAACCAGACGTCGGCCTTGAAGATGATTTCGGTATCGTCCGCCGACGGCTTGGAACAGGCCCTTAAATTCACGGCAATATGGGCCGGGGTTGACCCCGACCAAGTGAGCGTTGAGCCAAATCTGGAGTTCATTGACCAAGAACTGTCGCCGCAAGAGATTACCGCACTGGTTCAAGCGTGGCAGGCGCAGGCGTACAGCAAGGAAACGCTATTCGATAACCTACAGCGCGGCGGCGTTGTCGACCCCGAAAAGACTTTCGAGGAAGAGGAAGAAGAGATCGAGGCCGACGAGCAAATGCCCGACCACGACCCCGACGGCATCGAAGATGAGCCGGGCGGCCTGCAAGCCTTGATAGGTGGACTGACAAAGGGATTCCGTTCCAATGAGACATGATGAAGCAGAGGATTTCGGCTTCACGCTTGGGCAGGAAATTGCCAAGCTACAGAAGCAGACATCGACGGGTGACGGCCCGCCCGTGGTGGTCGATACGCCTGCCGTCAATGTCCAGCCGGCGGCCGTTACAGTCGAAGCCCCGACCGTCAATATACCGGTCGAAATGGTTGCCAAGGCGATCGAAGAATCCAAGTTTGACGCCGGCGAACTGGTGACGGTTATCACCAAGGCGGCCGAGGTCATTGCCAACATCGATCTGAGCAATTTGCAAGTGTCGATCGAGGGCATCGATAATCGGCGCGAGTTTGTCCAATTGACGGCAACCGTTGACAAGGCCCTGAAGGCGATGTCTGAGTCTCAAGCGAACAACACAGCAAGGCTGGCCGATGCGATACTGAGCCTCGGCCTGTCCCAAGCCGCCCACACCAAGGCGCTTGTGGCGGAGGGTATGAAACAGCGCGAGACAGTAGGCAATCTTCGCGCTGCAATGGTCAGGATCGAAACCGTACAGACCGAATTGATCGCTGTTGCGTATGCAAGACGCGACCTGATTTTTGACACCGACGGCAACCCGGTTGGATTGCAGATCGAAAGGCGAATCAACTGATGGCGACCTTCAACAAATTTTTCGATTTTACCGATGCGATCCACGAGGCCGCCCACAAGCTGGCAACCGACCAACTTGAGACGGCGCTATGCACTCAAGCCAATATCCCGGTGAATACCAATCGTGTTCTCGCCGACCTGACGCAGATTGCCTATACCAATTTGACGCCGGCCCCGCCGAACATCACTACCACGAGTTCGACGCAAACCGCCGGGCAGTATTCCATGGTCAACGCCGACCTTGTCTTGACGGCGTCCGGCGGGCCGGTGGCGACCTTCCGACACGTCATCATGTTCAACGAGACAGGAGCCGTGACCGGTTTTGTCGACCCGTTGTGCGCCCATTGGGATTTTGGTTCGGACCTGACACTGGCCGACACCGAAACCCTGACTCTCGACTTCACAACCAATACTTGGACGGTGGGAGCCTGATTATGGCAAAAGTGATCAAGGACGTTTTCACAAGTCGCGGCATCCTCATTTCGCCGACGGTGCGGGGCCTGCAATTGGAGTTCCATGCTCTGGCCAAGAAAAAGGCCATCGTTGAAAAGGCGCTTGCGCCGGCACGGGCGGAATACAAGAAGCTGCGTCGAAAGGGCTTTGCATATTGCCCTGAAATGGTCCCTCTCATGGACAAGATACTGGCGGCTAACGAAGTACTGTCCGATCTTTGTAATGGCATGGGCGGGCTGGCGCGGGCGATCGAATTTATCCACGCAAAGGCCGCCGGCAGCAACGCCCGGCCGATGGTGGCAACAACCGGCAAACCCGAATAACCCGGCTATCTTGAGCCTTGAAACTCTGAGGACCTAACATGGCCGCAATAGCTGATGCCGATATCTCCATTGACAACAGTGGCGCTATCAGATGGACCGGGGCCGCGACGACGCCACGGCATTCCGTGCTGGAATTTATCCAGTTAATGCAGGACAAGCAGGACGATGAGCAGGCGGCCGGCGACATCCTTTTGGATATCACCGTCGATACACCGTTTGATCGGTCGACCGATCAGATTGTGGCGCTCAACTCGCCGTTCAATATCGACGCCACGTTCGCATCGCATTTGTATGACGGGTCGGTTTCGCAGACCAACCCGACGTTCGGCGGCGAGGACCTGTTTTCGGGGCTGGAACTTATTGGTCCTGTCGTGGCCGGCACCGAATATATGGTCCTGCAAAACGGCAAGGTGATTGCGGCGTTTTGGGGAACCGGCATCAACGCGCCGCCTGCCCCGACGCTGGTGTTCTCCCGGCATCTGGTACAGTCGAAGCTTGCCGGGGCGCAGATTGACGGACGGCGGATCACCGTTCTGGCTCGCGAACTTGGCGATCAGTTCCGGCGCTTCCCGGTCACACTTGGCACGGGTAACAGCGTGGCGGCTATCGGTAACGGCGCGGACATTTTCAACACGACGCCCGACGCGACCATCGCCGGCTGGACTACCATTACCAATGTCGAGGGTTTTCAGGAACTCGATATCGACAAGACCGGCGCTGCCGGACAGGAATACTATTCCCAGTGGGCCAAGGCCGCGCAGTCCATCAATGACACCTATGAGCGTACCAAGTGGATTTCGCAGCGGTCGCATATCGCTGATTCAAATGCCGAGGGCGCTGAAGATTTCATCATCGACGATAACAACACAACGAGCGTTGGCGTTGGTTCGGAGTGGTCCGCAACGGCTGCGGGAGAAGTCCTGACCGAACTGGTCGCCAGCATCAAGATTGGCGCTGGCACGGCTCACACAGGGACGCTTTACGCCTTGCTCTACGATTCCGACGATGTCGCCACGGCAGCACCGACGGGGGCCATTCTGGCGCGTTCGGAACCGATCTTGGCCAGCGCCATTACATCGTCTTATGAGGACATTATTTTCCGCTTCAACCTGAAAGACCCAAGCGACGGGTCGGATCAGGCCGCCGGGCTGGTATTGGTTGCAGATCAGGAATATTTCTTTGTCCTGAAACACGACGAAGGAAGCGCCACCGATTATTTCCATGCCGAGGGCGATACGACGACAGCCGACGACGGCAACTTCGCTCGCGAGACGCCGCCAGCGACGTTTACTGGTGTTGGAACGAGTGCTTTGCAATTCACCGTCAAGACGTCGCCGGCGATCCATGGCGTACCGGGCGAACTTATGCAGGGCATCAGCGTCGAGGTAGGTTACGACGGCGAAATAGGCACGGGTGTCGCCGAAGACAACATCGTCATGTGGGGAACCAAGGTTAATTATGACGGGCTTACGGGCGGGCCGTTCTTTGCCGGTGAGCCGGTGACGTTCCGGGCCGAGGGCGACAGTTCGCTCAAGACTGGCGGCATCGTGCTTTATGATGATTTGACTGATGAACTCATTGTCGCGCTGGACACGCCGGGCGCGGCCGTGATCGACGATAACGACCTGATCGAAGGACTGGTGTCCGCTGCCACGGCGGCGATCAATGTTGCCGGTGGTGCCATTCTGGATGAGGACAAGGGCGGCGGTACGGGCATTTTGCTGGCAAAGGACGATAACGGCGCGGCTGGCGAATTGTATTTGCAAGTCTTGACCGGCATCGACCCGGTCGACGACAACACGATCAGGCGCGACGATGCGAGCGGCGATCCGTTGCTTGATTTGTGCCTTGCAACGGCTGTCATCAACCCCAAAACGATCAACCCCGAATTTCTTGGGACGTCGACGGGGTCCAATATTATTGGCGCTTACGGGATCGGCTTCGACCCGGACGACGTCGGGGCGTCCGATCGTTTCATATCCTTGGATGACGCCCCGCGTACTCCGCCGAACAATGTCGCGTTCACCATTTCGGCTCTGGTATCCGGCGAGGACCGGGTATTGGTCGCGCCGCGTTCGGGATCTGTCATCGACGAGGGTCAATGGTTGCTGGCGACGGCGCTTACGACTGGCACGGAAGTCGCCGTTGTGGTGAAAACCGGGACGGAAACGGTCCCATTCGTCACGGCCGATATCAATTGGCCAACAACCGGGAAGGTGGCCGAACCGGCGAAGCTGCGTATCCAACTGGACAGTAATATCCGCCGCCATATCGATTATGAATCGCACGACGCCGTTGATACGTTCACTATCCTTTCCACCAGCTTTACCGGAGCAAATTCGGCGGCGGTCAACCGGCAAGTCTATCTCGCCTTCATTGACGTACTGGCGGACGCCACCACGGAAAGTTTCACGGGAGTCCATGACGCCCAAGACCGCGACCTGTTTGTCCGGGTGCGCGATGGAGGCGGAACGCCGATCAAGACATTTGAGTCAGTGACGGCGCAATTTCTTGCCACGCCTGTAACGGTCGCGGCGGTCAGAACAAGCGACGCCTAGATGCGCCATGAGGTCATGTCGTGACAATTCTGGATCAACGCGATCTGATCGGAGACGCTTCCTCTGACTCTGCCGCATGGGTGGACGAAGGCGGCGGCACCGCGCCGACGACCTACACCCTGTCGGCCCCGCCCGGCGTGACAACCGTCATATCGGACAAGGTTTCGAACCAGCTTGACGGGATGCTCTACAATGACGCCACGCCAGCCGGCGGGGCCTATGCTGATGGCGACACCATCTTTATCTGGTGGAATGCCATTTTTGGTTCGTTCAACACGGTAGCAAACGGCGGCGTCAGGATGAAGTTTGCCGGGGCAACCCGGACGGACTTTTTCGCGGTCACTATCGGCGGGTCGGACAGCGGCAAATCCGGCTGGCAATTAACCGCGGTGAATATCGGCAAGGCGCGGGCCAACCCCGATTTTGTTGGTGGCACGCCACCGGCCGCCGCCAGTATCGAACACGTCGGCATCCTGTGGGATGTCACGGCGAACGTCGGCGGCAACAATGACAATTGCGCCATCGGCAATATCTACAGGCAGACCGCCGATCAGCGCACCTATCGTATCGATGCCGGCACGGATGGAACGCCGATCACATGGCAAGACGTTGCCGATCAAGTTTTGACCGACGGAACCGGTATCGTACAGGTGGACAGTAACGGCGTGTTCCGGCTTGCCGGGTCGTTCGCGTGGGGAACGTCGACACCTTCCAGTGCGGTCGACATGACATTTGTCGATGCTGGCGTTGTTCTGGCTTTCGAGGATTTCCCGTTCATCGAAGACAGTTTCTACCAGTTCGAAATGGACCTCGCCGCATCCTATACCGGCGATGCCCGGATCACGGCAGGAGCCAAGAGCGGGGCCGGTGCGGCGGCCGTCGGCGTCAACGGCTGGACGATCCTTACCGGCGGGCCGAAATGGCGATGGATCATGGAGGATGCCGACCAAACCGACGTGCAACTCTATGGTTGTGCGTTCTCCGGTGCGGGCGATTGTCTCCTTGACGACCCGGCCGTCGAGTGTGTCTCAAATACGTGGATCGGCTGCGGCACTGTCGAAGTGACAGGCAACAGCGTCGCCGCGTCGATGCCGCGATGGGTGAGGAATTTCTTTTCCGCCTGTCCGGGTCCAAGGGCGCAGATCGTATGGACAAACGCCGTTTCGCCAAATGCCGACGGCTTCCAGTTCAACACGTTCGCGAACATGCTCTGGTTCGGCATGGAAATCGGTTCGGCGATGACCGGGTCGCTGACGTTCGAACTTCGAGACAATGCCTTCACGAACAACGGCACAAACAGGGACATACTCGCGAGTAATGACGTTGGCGACCTGACCATAAATTCCGACGCATCGCCGACGCCACAGGGAACAAACGGAACGACGATCAACATCGCCATGGTCGGAACGGTCGACCGGTTCATCTACACGGTCGTTACCTATGAGGACGTGAGCAACACAGACGGGGCCGACCAGAGCGCGTTCGGCAATCCGCTTGTGACGCAGTTAACGGCAAGCCTGTCGGCCGATGACGATACCTTTGCGGTCGCTGCGGCCGTACCCTTCGGGGCGTTGACCTATACCGGCGCAAGCGACCAATACACGGACGACCTTTTGTTCGAAAATATCGTCGGCGGGCTGGTGGCAAGGCTTGGCCTTGACGAAGTGACGCCCGGCGCGGCGACCCGTACCGGCTTCCCGGTCCACGATGGAACGGAAACCGAAGGCGTACAGGCGATTGTCAACGTCAACGAGTTCGCTACCAGTACGCCGGTCGGCAAGATCGACCCGGCGTTCCGTCCATGGGCCGAGGTCGTGGCCGGGATTTCCGCCACCTTCGGTTATGGCGCGGCACTGGCCGCCGTTCACGCGAATACCAAATGTTTTGTCATCGTGATTGCCCTCGACGCGGCGACGGCGGCCGATACGGCTATCAGCGCGATCGACATCGACACGGGCGCGAGCGTGCAAGCGCTCACTTCGCGGATCGTTGAGCAAGACGACAACATCGGCGGGGCGGGGAACAGTCTTGAACTGTCGATCTTCGATCTGCACGAAGCGGTCGACACGACCGAACAGGGTGGGACGCTGTTGATCCAAGCCGGCAGCGTTGCAACGCTAATCCATGTTGCCGACGATCTTGGGGTCGATCTGGAAAATGCGATTGTTTTGCTTGAAGCCGCCGACGCTGCCGGCGATCTGCCATTCGACGATACCGTGACCATCACGCACGTAACGACGCTGGCGACCGTCGCACATACCGGACACGACATGATTGCCGGCGACAAGGTGGTGATCCGAAAGGCGGATCAAAATCCTTACAATGGCACGTTCGCGATTTCCAACATTTCGGCAAACGCTTACGACTACACCATGAACAGCGACCCCGGTGAAAATGCTACCGGTACGATCAAGGCGACCGGGGCAGTCTTGCAAGGCCTCACGGACGCGAACGGGGATATCACCACGTCGCGTTCTTGGGGCAGCAATCAGAACGTGCGAGGATATGTCCGCAAGTCGACCACGTCGCCGCGCTTCAAGACCTTTGATCTGTCGGGCAACACAATTTCATCGGCCGACGGGTTGCCAATTAATGTGAGGATGCAATTGAATGAATAAAATTCAAGCCATCAACGGGCAGGACAATTACGTCGGGGCCGGCTTCCACCGGTTGGGCAAGGGGCTGGTTCACAAGAAAGCGCCGAAAATCAAATGGGGCATTGAATACGTTGCATGGCCGCCGGAGCGAAAAATATCGTACCTTGAGAAGCTGGCCGCGTCCATGAACCATGCGGCATTTCTGATCCAGAACGAACGCAATGATATTATGGAATTGTTGATCAAAAAAGAACAGCAGATCGTCTCGATGAAAAAGGCGCTTGGCCAAAACAATACGATGATCCAAGAGCAAATTACGGCCATGAATGCCGAACGGCAGAAATACAATGCGGCGATAGTGGCGCTCAAGGCGGAACTTCGAGAGGCCGGGAATGGCGATCACGGTTGAATGGGGAACGAAGGTCATATCGATACCGCAAGCCGACCTGACGCTTGTTTCGGGATCGTTGTATGAACTGGACACACAGACGCAATTCCGAGTTCCGCTCAACGCGCTTATGGCGAGCGAAGAGGGCATCCCTTTCGACACGCCGCTGGATCACAACAGCGAATACACCGTCGCCGGCGTCACCTATGCCCGCAAGATCGAGGTTATCAACGGGTACTCCGTGACGTTCACGCCCGACGCTCAATATTCCGTTCGGCTGGCCGGTTCGAACAACAACCTGTTTGACGTTGAAAACGGCATCCTTAACCAAAACCAAGTTTCTGTGATTGGCAATAATTCGGCCGGTTTGATTGTCGTCACGTCCGGGTCGGGGTTGTCGGTTGCACAGGCGGCGCAGTTGAAGGAACTCTGGCAGCTACAGGGCCTTGAACTTGGAAACGCGATGACGGTCACGCCGACACAGCGCAAGGTGGCCGACGACGCAATCGATCAGGCCATATCGGGAGACGGCGACACGACGACGACCGTCACGCGGCAATGATCAATCCGCTCACCGTTGCATCGGACGGATATCTGTCGCCGAACGGTCTGGTTTCATTGACCATCGCGAGTCGCGGCTACCTGTCGGCCGTCGCCGCCCCGATACCTCCGGGCCCCTCCGGCGGCGGTGGTGCTGGTGGCGTTACTCGCCGGCGCAAAGGACAGGCCCCGGTCACGGTTGCCAAGCGGATCACGCGCGAGGAACTTCAGGCCAAGGCAATCGAACTTGCGGACCTTGAAAAACAGATCAGCGCGAAAACCATCAAAACCGTGATTCGCAAGGTGGAACTGGGCAGACTGGACCTTTTAGCGCTGAAACAGGCAATTGCGAGGGCCAGAGACATAGCACCAGCGACCGTTCGCAAACTCCCGCTTGTCATTGTGCCGGCAGATATTACGTTGCCCCTCGCGGCTCCTGTGAGCGACCTGAATTTGCGTTTGCTCTTGCTGGCGGGATACTGATGGCGCTCAACGACGATATTCTTGAACGGGCGATCGGCCATGAAATCGGCTTGCGCCGGCATTCGAGCAAGCTGCTAAACAACTACACGAAGATCCTCCAACAATCCGAAACGCGGCTCATAAACGAGATAGCGCGGCGCGGCATAGGCGATGTCAGTTTCACAAGCCGCCGTCTGGACCTTATGTTGAAGTCCGTACAGACCCTGATGCACGACACCTATCTGGCGGCGAACGGCCAACTAAATTCCAGCCTGCGGGATATGGCCGGCAACGAGGTCAATTTCCAAACTGAAATGCTCAAGCGGTTCCCGCCGGTGAGTCTGGATATCGTGTCACCTACCAGCCAGCAAGTTCATGCGGCGGCTCGAGGCCGGCCGTTTTCAGGCCGCGTCCTCAAGGACTGGTACAAGGATATCGACACCAGCGCCTTCAAGCGCGTCAAGGAAGAACTGAAACAGAGCTTCGTGGAAGGGCGAACCACGGATCAAATCGTCCGGTCGATCCGGGGAACGGCGGCGCAGAATTTCAAGAACGGCATCCTTGAAATCAACCGGCGCGGCGCGCGGACGATGGTCAGGACGGTGACAAATTTCTACGCCACCGTAGCAAGGGAAGAGACGTTTCGCGCTAACAGGAAGGTCCTCAAGGGCGTCCAGTGGCACGCTACCTTGGACAACCGGACATCGGCGATCTGCCGGGGCCGTGACGGCATCATGTACCCGGTCGACAGCGGCCCTCGCCCGCCGGCGCATCCCAATTGCCGATCGACCATGATACCGATCACAAAATCGTGGAAAGAACTAGGTATCAATCTCAAGGAAGCGCCGCGCGGTACGCGGTCGTCGATGAATGGCGCTGTACCGGGCAAGCTGAATTACAACGATTGGCTCAAGCAACAGTCGGTCGCATTTCAGGACGACGTACTCGGCAAAACCAAGGCACAGCTATGGCGCAAGGGCGGCGTGCCGTTGAAGCGGTTTGTCGATCTGAAAACCGGGCGGGAATATTCGCTGTCGGAACTGCGGGCCAACGATGCGGCGTCATGGCAAAAAGCGTTCGGCGGCGGTACGGCCACACCGGGTCCGAAACCCAAGCCGAAGCCCAAGCCCAAGCCGGTCGAATATGAGCGTCTGGACGTCGATCCGAAGGGCGACCTTCCGACACCCTTGGAGGGGCACGAAGTCGTAAAGAAAATGGAAACGCTTATGAAGGAGTCGATCGTTGACCGGGGCGAACTTGCCCGGCGTTTGACCTTCGAGGAAGCACAGGCATTAAGTCGCTATACGGGGTCAGGTTACAGGGAAATAAATGGATATCTTAGAAAGGCAACGAAGCGTACCGGGGCCGAAATCACGGAAATTCAACCCGTTGTTGATCTGCTCGACGACATTTTTGAAGCAACGTCGCTTTCGAAAAATGTTAAAGCGTTTCGAGGCATTTCTACAAACGGCTGGAAAAGGTTTAACGATGGGTATAAGGTGGGGGATACTTGGATCGACAAAGGATTTACAAGTGCATCCGTGCGAGAACAAGTTGGCAAGAACTTTGGACAAGGCCCCATGCTCGAATTTCTTGTCCCAAAGGGGGCAAAAGCATTTCCGACCAACGGCCTGTCCAGCCATGTTAGTGAAACGGAGTTACTTTTTCACCGGGGCCTCGAATGGGTTGTCAAGAGCATTGACCCGACCGGAGTCGGCGGGTTGTATCCCCGCGTGGTTTTGGAGTTGAGATAATGGCCAAGAAACCCAAATTCGACCGAAGCGACAAGTTCGTTTACAGCGAAGCGGATATCGATGCGTTGATCAAAAACCCGACCGACGCCGAACGGAAGGCCGCACAGCCGGTTCCCAAGAAACCCGCCTGACTTGCCAAGCCGGCCAGTTTTCCTATATAACGCCCATTAGACGGTAAGAGAAACTCGCCCCGTCCGGTAGTACGGAATTTAGGCTTGGTGTTTTTCTTGGCAACTTCGACCGGGGAGCCGTTTGACGGTAAGAGGGTGGGGCCGCGCCGGTCTAGCGGCTTGGCTGCGGTCTGCCTTCTTGGTAATTCCGACCGGGGAGCCGTCCTGTCATAAGGAGTAAACGGCATGGACATCTTGATCCAAGCCTTTGTCTTTTTCACGGTACTTGCCCTTGCCAACGGCGCTTTCGAATATGGCTTCCAGAGTTGGTTGATCCGGCGCGAGATTGCCGAGCGGCTGGAGGCTATGCCATGCACCCGCTAGAGCAAAAGGCCCTTGATGCCCTTTGTCCGCGAGACAGGCGCATTCGCGATGCAATTGTTACAGAACTTGATCGCCAATATCAGGAAGTGAAAATGGGGGCTTGGGTTGGTGACGACCTTGGGACGGCCATAAGCGTTGACGGTGAAATTGATTTGATGGAATTAGTCGCTGCGATTGTTAAAGGCATTAACGCAGCATGAAACCCTTTGAACAACGCGCCGAGGCCATCCTCCGGCGGGTCAGGCCGAAAATGATCGTTGCCGAAGTCGGCGTTTTCCATGGCCAGCTATCGCGAATATTGCTCAACGGCGGCCTCTATGTTTTTATGATCGACAATTGGCTTTCCGGTGAAGCACAAAGCGACCGCTACAGGGCGACGGGTGACTTCCATGGAACGCTGTCAGTCGAGGCCGTCGAGGCTGCCGAAAAGTCTGCCAAGGCGGTTGCGAGGCCATACGGTTCTTTTGCACAAATTTACAAGGGAAATTCCAATACGATTGCTCGCAGTTTCCCCGATAAAATGTTCGACATGGTATTTCTCGATGCCGACCACAGCTACGATGGCGTCAAGGAGGATATCCACGAATGGATGCCCAAGGTGAAGCCGGGCGGGTGGCTCGGCGGACACGATTATGGCGAGCCGCCGCCGGGCTTTAACGTCGGCATGAACTTCGGCGTCACGGCGGCGGTCGAAGAAATGATTGCGTCTTGGTACGTGATCGAAACTGATCTGAATATGACATGGTTCGCGCGGCTCTAAAATTACCGACCTACAAGCAGATCACGCTTGAACAGCAGCACGGATTTCTGTTGCGAGAAATCGCGATTATGTGGGGTATCGACTTCAACACCATCTGCTACATTGTCCTGAAAGCGATAAGGAAAAAGCCCGATGAGACACCCGACGGCATACATACACCCGATGGCCTGCGTCGATGATTCCATAAAGGACATCGGACCCGGTACGAAGATATGGCAATTTGCCTCGGTAATCCGAGGTTCGATAATTGGCGAACGTAGCGTCATTGGAAATTGCGCTATCGTGGACGCTTCCAGAATTGCCGATAACGTCCGTATCCAGCCGGGGGCGGTTATCTTTCCCGGCGCGATGATATGGCAGGACGTGTTTGTCGGGCCGAACGTGGTCCTCTGCAATGACTTCTGGCCAAGCGTCGACAAGGATGGCTGGAACTACGAAGCATTGCTCAACGGCGACCTGACATCGATCCGGATTTATCCGGGTGCCAGCATCTTTGCCGGTGCAAAAATAATGCCGGGGATCACGATCGGCGAGGGGGCGCGCGTAGCGGCCAATGCGATTGTCAAGCAGGACGTACCGGACAATTGCCTCTATGGCCGTGACGGGTCCATTGAGGCCATCAGAGGCCAGCCCCGACGGCAGCGGACGTGCTGACATGACCGACACCGCCCGTTGCACCAGTATAGGCCGCTGCCAAAACGAAATCGTCCGGCTGCGATGGTTCCTGAATCGGATAGCAAAGCTGCCGCCCGGCTCGCGTGGTAACAAATCGAGGAAGTTGGCAAACGCGGCCCTGTCTGGAAAATCAACCGACTTCAAGCCGTGACCGGCTTCCGTGGCATGTTGACCGTAGCGTGCTGCCTGTGGACCGCTAACAGGCACTCACGGCCGTTCTCGCAAATGTATAACGAGTCATGGGTCGAGAAGCTTTATCGCGGCTACGCGCGCAACCTGACGCTCCCGTTCAAGTTCATCTGTTTTACCGATCACGTCCGGCAATTCAACGAACCGATCGAACAGGTCGGTTTCAAGAGGCTGGATGGCGAGCCGCCGGATTACGGGCAGTTGATTGAGCCGTTCCGGCTGAATGAGCCGATGATCCTTACCGGGTTGGACACGATCATTACCGGCAACATCGACCACCTGATGTCCTATTGCTTCCTGTCTGAAAAACTCGCCCTGCCGCGTGACCCAAATCACCTTGAAACGATCTGCAACGGCGTCGCTCTGGTGCCGCGAGGCCACAGCCATATTTATCATAAATGGGATGGCAACAACCAATACCTGTCCGACATGGATTGGCTTCGCCGGCAGGACTATGCCGTGCTGGATGATCTGTTCCCCGGCCATGTCGTAAGCTACAAAAGCCACGTCAAAAAACAGGGTCTTGGCGATGCCCGGATCGTCTACTTCCACGGCAAGGAAAAGGCGCACGAGATTGACGAGCCGTGGATCAAGGACCATTGGAATTGAGAGGATCAGATTATGATGGACAAGATTTGCATGTGGATCGCATGGCGGCTTCCAAAGAAGCTGGTTTATTGGGCGCAAATCCGAGTCACCTGTTATGCCACGCAAGGGAAATACTCGTCGCAGGTGGTTCCTGATTTGACGGTGGTCGATGCATTGGAGCGTTGGGAAGGCCGATGAATTATCGCGGATTAATTATCGCTGCCGGCTGGCTCTGCATGATGTATCTAATCATCCTGTGGGCAGGCGCATAGGAAAGCCGTCCGAGATTGACGGGCTGTGGACTAACGAGTATTGGATTTGATACCGGTCCTGCATGGGCCGGGTTTTGTCATCTTGCATTGACGGAAAGCCGCCTCGGCCTTGAAAACCGGGGCGGCTTTTTTTGAGCGGTGCTGGAAATGATCAGGCGGGCGTCTTGCCAACGGTCGGATCGGACAGGTCGATTTCCTCTTCGCGAGGTTTAGGCGGATCGACAAACATTGAAGCGCCATGTCCTATGACCTTCCGGCTTAAAACATCGTTGACGTGCCACTCCGGTTCGGCTTGGGCAAAGGCAAAAGAAACTTGCGACAGGGCGGCGCTTTCATCGCGGCCGGTATGCTCTTGCCGGGCCTGTTCGTCCAGAGTATCTGCGATGCCCTTGAAAATGTCCTTCAGGATTTCGCTGAGTTCGGTCTTGGTGATCAGTTCGGTTTTCATCTGCTTTCTCCGGTCGGGTTGGAGTTCATCGGGGTATTGCTAGATTTTACGTCCGTGTTCGTCTCTGAAATAAAGTCCGGGGCGAAGGCCTAGTGCGCGCAAGAGCGCGCGAGCGCCGATATGCGTTGTGTCGCCGTCCATGTTGCGAATGACATGGATGTTATCGTAAAATTCGGCATCGCTAATTAACTCGGCACAATCTGGATGGTCGCGGTCGATCCAATAATGGCGACTATTTTCTTTTAGAATCGTCGGAGCGGGTAAATCACGGCAACCAACGTGGTCGTCATAAAATGCTTTGGGGATTCTGGTCAGGGCCATTGGCTTTCCTCCTTACAGGCTGCGGTTGATAACGGAATAGGGGTGGCCGTCCTCGAAAGCCTCGAGGGCAAGGTCGGCGCTCGCGTAGCCCTCCGGCTCGGCGGACGGCTTTGCGAAATAGGCGCTTGTGGGACCCTCCGCGCCCTCGTAGGCGCGTTCGATCATTTGCCATGCGGCAACCACCGTCGGAGTCGGAACGTGGCTCACGGTGCGGCTCTTGAAACAGTCGCAATCCATGCTCTCATGGACAAATGCGATCCGGCCGGCTTCACCGGCCTTGGCCAGCAAGGGAACGTACCGGGCGCGGCCGTTGATGGTGGAATGGATCGGCGCGGCGTTGCGGCTGGCCATATTGCGGAACACCCGCCGCACCTTGCGCTTCCATTGCTTGGTGACTTTGAAAGTGGTCATTGGCTTTCCTCCTTGATGCGCTGCTCTGCGGCTTCGCGCGGGTTGATCTGCCCGGACCACTCCGCGAAAGTCGGAAAGTCCAGATTGCCGCAAGCCCGTGCCTCGGCTTTTTCCTCCTGATAATTGTCGTATTGAACATTGAGGACCGCCTTGCTTTTTTCCATTGCGCGAGCATTGCGGCACCGTCTTTTCACGTCATTGACCGCTTCGCCGATGGTCCAGAAATTTTCGCGGTCCCTATGGCCCGGAAACTGTGCGCCGACGGTGACGACGGCGAACTTGAAATTCCAGTCGGGCGAAAAGAGAATGTGAAAACTTCGCTTGCCAATGATCCGGCCTTCGCTATTGGTCGGCGACGTTTGTTCCAGCGTGTAGATTTTGGACATTGGTCGTTTCCCTGTTTGGTTGAGGTTAAATGTGCAGGCGGTAAACGATACCGTCGGCATGGCAGACGGCGATATGTTTGCGGACCCGGTAATTGCTGATGCGGCAAATGATCGTGTATTGCTGACCCCGGATCGTCGAAACTTTCGCGGCCGGCAATGGAACGGCAAAGCGTTCGCACATTTCGGCGACCTTGCGATCGACGGCAAGCGCAATGGAGTCGTCCATGGTCGGAAATTTGCCGACGCCGTTCGGGTATGACTCCTTGAATTTCCGGGCGAGCAACTTGTCGTTAAGGCCGTAGTCGTCGGCAATCTCGACAACGTCGGCGTGATCGATATCGTTCTTTTTCAGGTACAGCGCCTTGAGTTCCGCGAGCGCGTCTTTTAAGTCGGCCATATTGACCATTGAGTTTCTCCCGTTTGTTCCTGTCCCCAATATAGCCGTTCCGGCAAGTTTTACAAGGGAATATCGGACATGCTAATCAACCGGCTTCTCGCCATTGCCCCGCCCGGCCCAAGGATCGAAATGGGTGTTTTCAGGGGTGCTACCTTGGAGGTCATCGCGCGGCATCCGGGCGAGACGATCGGCGTGGATAGTTTCGCCGGCATGGCGGAGCCTACCGCCCGCGATAAGCCGGGCGGCGAAAATCCATACCCGAAGGGCCGGTTGGCTTACGCGATGGCCGACGTGAGGCGGGTCGTTCCGGGCGCTCGGCTCATTTGTGGATACGTGCCGGCGGTACTGGCCGACGTGCCGGACCAACTCTACGCCTTCGCCCGGCTCGACATGGACCATTACGAGCCGACGGCGGCGGCCTTGGATTGGCTGTGGCCCCGGATGATGGCCGGCGGCGTTCTGTCCTGCGATGATTATTTTCCAGACAATCATTTTCTCGCGTCCGGTGCTATCAACGAGTTTAGTGGCAACCACCCGATAGTCGGGCATGAAGGACGCGAGGCTTGGTTCATCAAATGAAAACGGCAATTATTCTCGGCGGTGCGGCCTGCGTATGGGAGGACATGGAGGCGGCACTTGCGCTCGGCACTTATGATGCGACCATCGCCACGAACGACACTCTCGCCTATCATTCCGGGGAGGTTGACTATGCCGTTTCCTTGCACCCGCAAAAGTATGCCGGGTGGCTTGACGAGCGCCAAAGGAAGGATTTTCCCCGGCCGAAATGTGTCGTCACCTTTCCTGAATACAGCAAGGGCGGCTGTGTCAAGATTGACCTGTTTGTCAATTACAAATGGCCGGGAATGGCCAAGAGCGGATCAAGCGGTTTGTTCGCGGTCAAGGTTGCACTCGATCAGGGCTTCAAAAAAATAGTGCTATGTGGTATCCCGATGACCTTGCAACCGCACTTCTTTGGTGCGAAGGACTGGAAAGATTCGGATAAGTTTTGGCCGGCATGGGAAACGATGCAGGACAAGTTCAAAACTGAAACCCGCTCGATGAGCGGTCGGACCATGGAACTGCTTGGTTGTCCGACCAAGGAATGGCTCGCTGAAACACAGGCCGGCGAGGCCGGCAAAGGAAAAGCCTGATGGGCATCAAAGCTGTTATCGATGCGGACGAATTTGGCGAACTGCCTGAAACCGTCCAAGCGTTTTATTCGGCCGCCGGCGACAAGCACGTTCTGAGCGTCGACGGCATCAATCTTCACCCCGAAGTAGTGAACCTGAAAACGGCGCACGAAAAGGTCAAGGCCGTTGTCAAGGTATTCAAGGACTACGCCAACGGCCGGGATGTCGACGACGATCAAATTACCGACGACCAAGCCAAAAACGCTCTGAGCCGACTGCGGGCGCGGCTGGATGGCCTTCCGGAAGATTTTTCGGTTGCCATGCTCGCGGAACTGAAAAAGACGGCCGAAGGAGCAGGCGCTCCGGCGGACGAACAGATCGCCAAGATTCGAGACAAGTACCGGGACGAAAACAAGGCGGTGGTCACTGGGCTGGAAACCAAAGTCTCGGATTTACAGAGTTCCATCGAACGCATGACGATCGACGGCGGGCTGTCGCGGGCAATGGACAACGCCCGGATCGATCCGTTGCACAAGCCGAAGCTGCTTCCGTTCCTCAAGGCGAAAATGGATATTGAGGTTGAACAGGTCGACGGGGTCCACAAGGCCGTTGTCAATTCCGACATGGGGCATCAGACCTTGGACGAGAGCGTCCTTGACTGGGCTTCATCCGATGACGGCAAATTGTACGTCGCAAAATCAGGCGGACCAAATCCTAACGGCGGATCGGGCGGCAGGGGTGGCAAGACCATCACCCGCGCCGACTATGAGAAACTTCCGCACGGGGAGCGCCCGGCGGCTGCAAAGGAAATGCAGATCGTCGATTAATATTGAGTTTTCTGACTGCCCGACGGGTAGTATTTCAGGCCGAGGGCCTTTTCCATTCACACCAGATGAAGGGGCCTTCACATGGCTAACACCCTTACGAATCTGATTCCTGATCTTTATGAGGCATTGGACGTAATCTCGCGGGAATTGACCGGGTTTATCCCGTCGGTGACACGCGATTCAAGCATCGAACGCGCTGCCATTAACGAGAGTGTTCTCATTCCCGTGACGCAGTCTTTCGGCGCATCACTGGCCAATACGCCGGGCGTAACCGCGCCGGATAATGGCGATGCAACTGTCGACACCTTACCGGTCACAATCTCCAAATCACAGTACCAGCCGGTTCGCTGGAATGGTGAAGAGACCAAGGGCGTCAAAAACAGCGGCACGTTTTCAACGATTCAAGCCGATCGCTTTTTCCAAGCGATGCGGTCGTTGGTCAATGAGATCGAAACCGATCTGTGGACAGAGGCTTACCAGAGCGCATCGCGCGGTTTTGGTACTGCCGGAACAACGCCGTTCGGCACCGCTGCCGATCTTTCCGACTTTGCCGGGGTGCTTCGTATCCTTGAGGAAAACGGTGCGCCGACAAACGACCTTCAGCTTGTCTTGGGCCACGACGCAGTTGCCAATCTGCGGGGCTTGCAGACGACCTTGTTCAAGGTGAATGAAGCCGGGTCAAGCGACATGCTGCGGAACGGCATGACCGACCGCGTCCAGAAAATGGCCTTGCGCCATTCCGACGCAATCGGAGTTCACACAGCAGGCACGGCTAACGGTGAATCGCCTGCCAACCTGATTGATCAGGTGTCGCCGGGAGAACTCGTCGGTCAGACGACAATCACGATCGATACCGGTTCCGGCTCGATGATCCCCGGCGACGTTTTTACGGTGTCCGGTGATCTCAACAAATACATCGTCAACGTCGCTCGCGCGGCCGGCGACGTTGTGATTGGCGCACCGGGCCTTCGTGAAATTGCGGTGGACGATGCTGTCGTCGATATAGGCAATGCCTACACGCCGAACGTAGCCTTTGCCCGTCACGCGATCCTTCTCGCAACCCGCGCACCGGCGATGCCGGAGGGTGGCGACATGGCAACGGACGCGACAACCATTGTCGATCCGCGCACCGGCCTTGCGTTCGAAATTGCGGAGTACAAACAGTACCTCCAGACGGTCTACCACGTCCGGCTGGCATGGGGCTTCAAGGTCATCAAGGAAGCGCACGTCGCGGTCCTTCTCGGCTAAGTTTCCTCCCAAAACTTGCCGGCGGCGTTCGCGCCGCCGGTCTTTCCCCGACAAAAGGACGAAGCCATGAATATGAAATGCGAAACCGTTAAGATCAGGGCCGGCGACGGCTACATGATTATCAACGAGTCCGACTACGATCCGAAAAAGCATACCCTGTTTGACAAGCCGGCGACCAAGACGGCGACGAAAAAGAGCCGCAAGAAAAAGGGTGATTAATGGCGATTGACACCACGCCGAAATCGCCGACCGCCGTTGCCTATGGCCCGGTGGTGGATGCGGACGCCTATTTTCTGGCGCGCGGCATAGCGGCATGGACCGGCACGGACCCCGCCAAGGAGGAAAGCCTGATCAGCGGTCAGGACTACCTTCACGGGCTTTACGCTGCCGGCTGGTTCGGCATCCGAACGACGCAGGACCAAGCGCTGGATTGGCCGCGCGCATGGCTGGTGGATTTGGACGGCTATCCGATCGACGCCGACCTGTACCCGTTGGGGCTGGTTCATGCCAATTTCGAAGCCGCTCTATTGATCCTCACCGGAACTGACTTGGAGCCGGTGTTGGTCCGTGGAGGATCGATCACGAAGAAGAGCGTCAAGGCGGCAGTCGTGGCCACTACCACGGAATATGTGAGCGGTGCGCCGGCGCGGTCGGTGATTACCAAGATCGAAGGACTATTGGCGGGCCTTGTTTCCTTGGGAACGTCACAACCTCTATTGAGGGTCTGACATGACGACCGTCGCGGAAATAGCGGCAGAGGCGTTCACTGACGTTGACCTCGAGTTGACGGACGTGATCAAGGCTTGCACGGTCGAAACGATCGTCCAAGGCGCTTACAACCCGGCTACGGGCCTATATGCGGAAACCCCGACAAGTTTTACCGGCCGTTCGATCATGGATCAGGCATCCCCGATCAAGGATGTATTTCCCGAATATGTAGCCGGCCCCGGCGATACGCTGTTTTGGCTTGAGGGGCTGTCGCAATCACCAAAGGAACTCGACAAGCTGACGATTGGCGGGCTTGACCGGGAGATAAAACAGGTCGGCGACGTTGCCGGGGCCGGCACGTTCTTTTCCGTGGTGGCGCGATGAGCCTTACACCCGAACAATTTATTCTGGATATCAGTTCGGCCGTCAAAAACCTTGTCGAAGATGAGGTTGTCTTGGTCGTCCAAAAATTGAGCCTCGATGCGCTTCGGGGCGTCATTGAAAAAAGCCCGGTTGATACCGGTCGATTTCGGGGCAATTGGAACGTCGGCATCGGCGCACAGGACTTGAGCACGTCGGAGAATACCGACAAGGACGGCGGCCCAACCGAATCAAAAGGTGGAGGCCTTATCGACGCGGTGGGGCCGTATGTCGCGATTTGGGTCACGAACAATCTGCCTTATGCGACGGCGCTTGAATTTGGCCATTCCACAAAAGGCTCGCACATGGTTTCGCGGACCTTTGCGGAATTGGAGGCCACGAAACTATGACGCTTGAGACGGAGCGGATCGCCATCGAGACTCGGTTCAACGATCTGTGGCTGAATGAGGACAGCCCGCCGACGGCGTTGACGCGGGTCGGTTTCAGTTCGCATGGATTCAAGCCGACGGAGGACGGCGATTCGGTTCGGCTGACAATTATGAACGGCAGGGCGGAAACAGTATCGGCCGGGTCGCCGGGGGCGAACCTTGTCCGCAACTCCGGTATCATCGTGATCGAAATTTTTTCGCCGGGCGGCAAGGGCGAAGAAACTATCAGGCCGCTTGCTGAAACGGTTATCGGCATCTTCCGCAATGTGGATTTTGGTGGTATCCGATGTCGAGCGCCATATCTGGTGGCGCAGCTTGAAGAGCCGCCTTTTTTGATCTGGAAGATTGTCGCGCCGTATGAGCGTGACGAGTTTAACGGATGACCCGACGGGTCTGACCATCTGGCCGAGGGCCTTCAACCTAATATTTTCGAAAGGATGGAATTATGGCCTTTGCCGATGGATCAGGCACACGCCTTGCACATATCACGGAAGTGACAGAGGGCACCACGCCCAGCACTCCCGCATTCAATGAACTGCGGTTCACTGGCGAGACACTCGTCGGTGAAAAGCAAACTGTCGTATCGGAGGAAATTCGACCCGACGGCAACGTCGCTGATGTTACCAAGGTAGGGTTTCAGGCTGCCGGCGGCATCTCATTTGAGATGTCCTACAGCACTTTCGACGATCTGCTGGAATCCGTGCTTACCGGAACATGGGCAACCGATACCTTGGTCAATGCCCGCGATCGAAAGTCCTTCACCCTTGAAAAAACTTTCGAGACAGGCGGCACCGATGTTTTCCGGCGCTATCTGGGCTGCATCATCGGTTCGCTGTCGCTGGACATTACGGCCAAGCAGATCATCAAGGGACAGATGTCCGTCCTTGGCCGGTCCTATGACGCGGCGAATGCGATCATCGCCGGTGCAACCTACGTGCCGGCGAACACCCTGTCGGTTATGAACGCGGCGGCCGATTTTGCTTCTCTGGACATCGGCGGAACTTCACCGGAAATCACGATCAAGCGTTTGCAATTGGATATCACCAACAACCTTCGGGCGCAGGACAAGGTCGGCACCGATGCGCTGGCCGGTATCGGACTGGGGCAGGTGGTCGTGACCGGTGTCATCGACGCTTATGTCGAGGATATTCAGATCCTTGATCTGATCGATGATCACACCGCCAGTTCGCTGATCTTCACGATCGGTTCCGTGACAAACGAAAAATACACCTTCGATATCCCGAAGTTGTATCTGATTGCCGGCGATGCGCTCACACCGGGCAACAACCAAGACGTGATGATCAGCATGAACTTCCAAGGCGTCTATTCCAATTTGGGACCGTCGCCGCTCGATGATCACACAATCGACATCACAAGGAACGTAGCGTGATGGGCAGAGTCATTATCGACAAGAATTTTACCGGCTACCCGGACGGCGTGAAAACCAAGTTCCGGGCAGGGGCGGAAGCCGAAGTTCCGCTCAACTTCGAGAAAATGGTTGTCGACAAAGGGTATGCCCATCGGCCCGCCCGCAAATCGACAGCTATGCCCGACGATGAATGATCAGCGCTGATCAGGCGGGCCGGGGTCGGGCCGGCCCGCCACCTTACCCGACGAGGAAAAGACTATGACAGACGACATGCAATTCGACGGCTTCGATGGTTGGTCTACCGACCCCGAACTGGAAATCGGCAAGGGCGTTGATATCGGCTATGGCGAAGGTCGGTTTATCACTATCCGACGTGCCGGCGGCCGCAACGTCGCATTCAATCAAATGGTTGCGCGCACGCTGCCCAAAAAGGGACGCAAACTTTCCCCGGAAGCCGACCGGGCCACGCTGCACAAAATCTATGCCGACACGATTGTTGTCGGCTGGCGCGGCATGAAATCCGGCGGCAAGACCATCCCGTTCAACAAGGAAAACCTGATTAAGTTTTTCAATACCTATCCTGACGTGTTCGAAGAAATTTGCGTCCGGGCCACGGCCCTCGATGACTTTCTTGTCGACCAGTCGAAAGGCACGTCAAAAAACTGAAACGCGCCCTTCGCTGGGCCATTGAATGGGGCGAACAATATGAATGGCTGGCGGAAATATATGAGGGGCGCGAACATAAATCGCCGGCATTGCGTAACCGGGTCGTGCCTGAAGCTGATGAGATAATTTACTGGGAGGCGTTTTCCTTTCTGAGCATGTACCGGCGATATAAGGAGGGGCCGGAAGGTCAAAGCCTGCCCCTTCCGTTTACCTTGGACGACGTGAAAACCTATTGTGAGTTTGTCGAGATAACCGACGTTTCGATGAAACTGGATTTTGCCGAAATGATCATGGCGCTGGACATGGAATGGTTCGCGCTGCGGCGCGAAAGACCGAAGGTTAATAATGGCTGACGTGACAAAGGTCATTGGAGTTGGTGTCGATCCTTCGGGGGCGCAGAAAGGCGCTCGCGTCGTCAAGTCCGAACTGCAAGGCATCGGTCGATCAGCCGACAAGGCCGAAAAGGAAATGAAGCAGATGGGGCGCGGTGGTGCCGCCTCATTGAAGCAAGTAGGGGCCAGCGCAAAGGCAACTCAAGCGAGCGTGACGGGCCTCACAACCTCTGTAAAGACCCTTGCAGTCACGTTTATATCTGTTGCAGCGGCGGCTCGCATCGTTAGCAGTTCGATCAATCAATCTTTGGATTTCTCGCGGGCAATCGGCGAGGTCGGTACGCTTGGTGCCGACATGGAAGGCACTGCTGCCAAGGCCCGCGAATTTGCACAGGCGTTCGGCACCGACGCCACCCTTCAGGTCAAGGCGTTTTACCAGACGTTTTCGGCTGGTGCTTCCACACTGGCGGAAGCCACCCGGACCCTTGACGTGGCGAACAAGCTGGCAATCGGCGGCGCGACC